GCTCTTCGTTGATCTGAGCCGTCACCGCATTTTGGTTTCGAAGGGCGGTGTTTTTTACTGTCTCCATGGAAATCCGAAGGTCTTCCAATTTTGAGAAGAAGATGATGTGATTTTCCAACATCTTATCTACCGACTTCACGTTGTTTTCCTGAATGGTTGCCAGTCGGGCCATCTTCTCGACAAACGGAATGTGGGCTGGACAAAGCAAGCACCTTTCAATGTCATCATCTTTAACCATGTGGTCATTTTGTCCTTTCGTGGCCTTTTTATTCTATCTCACTTCGACAATTCCCGCCTGATCTCTTCCAGCTTCGGGAGAGCCTTGGACCTCTCTTCCGGGCTCCGGCTGTTCCAGAAGTGGCGGAAGATTGTCGGCCCGATTTTCTTCTTTTCTTCCTGATTCGCTTTCTCCCATATCCGAAGGGATTCTGTCAAGCTCAAATGGCCAACGGTTTGCTCCAGGGGTTCGTTGGTGATCCGGCGCTGGAACTTCTTTACATCGGAAGATTGCAGCTTCCCCGCCTTCACGGCGGATGCCACTGAATCCATGATCGGCTTGGTGGGCGCCCCGGACCTCTGGGCATCCAGGAACTCTTTGGACTTCTGCTTCAGGAGCTTGTACCGCTCAAACTCCGCCTTGCTTCGTCCCCCTGTGGGGAGCTTCTCCGCGGCGATCTCCGTGGCAAGTTGTTGGGCCGGAGACTTCTCAATCCAGTAAGGGGCCTTGGTCCCCCCGAGGAACCCGGTGATCGACCGCGCCGTACCCTGCCCCTCTTCGCTCATTCTCTGCCAGGTGGAGAAAGAGAAGGGCAATGGGACCAGGTGAATCATATCGTCGATCCTCTGATTCAAAACATTGTCATCCGGGTCATGGACTTTGACCCCATAAAAATCTTTGTTGTTCAGGACCTCTCCCAGCCGACCAATCCACCCAGACATCGAGCTCGTCACATATTTGATCGGAGAATGGGCGACATGGAACAGATCCCGCATGTAGGTCGGAAGGGAGATCCGGTCTCCCTGCTCGTTGATCTTGGGGTAAACCATATCCTTCCACTCTTCCGGTCCCTTCCCGGTGAAGGCATACTGAGCGATCGAGGCGAGCGCCGTGGTGGTGGCCAGGAGGCCCCAGGACCAGGCCATTTCCTGTGTCAGCTTCGGCATCCGTCCTTCTCGAAGAGCGTTGACCAGCTCCGCCGATTGCCCGGTGATCGCATTACCGTAAGCCCGGATGTTTCCCATCTTCCAGGTGACTGAACGGGTAAGCATCTGAAGGGAGGTCTTGAAATTCCGGTCCCAGAAGAGGTTATCGAAATTCATCTCTCCAAACCGGTTCTCCACAAAATCCCACACACTCCGGGCCAGCTCTCCCCGGGTCGTCTTGCCCGCATCGATGTCCGCCCTCTTGGCCGACAGTTCATTCGAGAATTCCTTCATGAAGAGGCCCCATTTCAACTTGGGGATGTAGTTCTCGAAGAGGGGCTTCATCATCATTTCGTTCAAAGCGGGGATGGACCGGAGGCCAGCTCCGATGTAATTCTTTGACTTTAGATTTGCCTGAAAGGTCTTCAGGGAGTTTATCCGGTAATCCTCGTGCATCCCCAGCTTTCCGCCGGCGCCGAAGAGGTCATCGATCATCTCCGCCGCCCCGGGGTACTTCTGGATGAAGTCCTGCCCCTTGACGGTCTGTAGGAATTCTTGGGGGTTGGCAAAATATTTCATGGCCGCGCCCCCCTCCTTGGCCATCTTGATGGCCGCCAAGGGAGCCTTGAGCATGTCCACCAGGCCCTCTTCGACCTTTCCTTGATTCCACACCTTCCTCAATCCAAGGCCGAATTGCGAGGACACCGCCTCCAGGGTTTCAAAAGCGAAGTGGAAAGGAGAAAGGCTCAACTCCATCGCCGTGCTGACGTTTTTCCAGAACATGAGGCCGGAGCCGATCGGGGATTCCCGGAGGTAATCCCGGCCAAGGTAATTGTTCAGGAGGCGGGCCGCGTTCTCTTCGACGTACCATTCCCCGGCCTGCACCATCCCAAAGTCTCTCCCCTTTCTCTCCGCGGTGACGGTGCGCTCCGGGAATTCCATCTTGAGGTCCACCGGGCGTTCTTTGGCCGGGAAGAAGACTTTGGCTATTTTGTCGTTCAGCTTGGAGAATCCCGTGGGAGCCTGCTCGCCCTTCCTCACGAATACTCGAGCCCCGATGTCCTTCAGACCGCTCCACATCTCCTGAGTGGATATGAATTTCAGGGCGTCCCGGTAGTGCATCTCCATGAGCTCCATCGGATTATAGGAGAAAGGTATTCCGCCCGCCTTAATGCCTTCAGAAAGGGTCGGATAAATCATTTGTTTGAAATATCCCTTCGAACCCTCAAGGTTTCTTCTACTGAGCCAATGCTTGAATTCCTCTTCGGTACGTCCAGGGATTACCTTCCACATCAGCCGTAAATGGTTCTCGATCCAATTCATGTCCGGCTTGTATTTTCGGTACTGCTCCCCGATATCCCGGTCCAGGTCCCGGATGAACTGGTCCATTTGCTGAAGCCGGGGGGTCTCCTGGGGAGTCCCGGTTTTGACGTTATCGATGAATTTAATCAGATCCGCTTGAGGCATCGCGGCAAATTCCTTGGTCATGTTCTGATTGACGCGATCGACCATGAATTCGGAAATCTTCCGCTCCATGTATCCCTTGCGGTCCATGATCAGGTCCAGGATCTTCGTGGGGACCCCGTGCCGGGGAACAGCGGCATGGACGATGCCCGAGATCGTCTTCCCGAGGCCCTCCTTAAATTGGTAGGCCTTGGGGATGATATCCTCATCTTTGAATCTTTTGGCCGTGTCTCCGGCAACCGATTGGAGGTTGGGGAAATTCTGGGCTACATCCTGCAGGGTGTGGGGTTGGCCTCCAAGGGTTATGGTGGGCTCTGCCATTGGTCCAGGGCCTTTTCTCAGGTGCTCTTGAGCCTTGGAGATGGTGCTACGGAGCTGCTCATCGGTCAGGTCTTTTGCCCATTTCCCCCCGGACAGCTTGTAAATCGCATCCCGGAGGAGAGCGTAGAACTTTTCGAGCATCGAGGGATTCGTGTGATTCTCAGCCATGAGGGCAATCTTTTCCCACGCCGCCGTCCCCCTCCCTTCGGCGGTATCCAGGTCGAGGCCCCATCTTTTAGCGATATCGGCCATCCCGCTTTTTCCGGAGGAATTGAAAACTCGTTTAAGAAATTTTCCCAACTCCGCATCGGTGAGCATGGCATCAAGGGCGTAGTGGCCCAGCATCTCGTGGCGGATAACTTCGCCCACCCGCCTCAGGTCCCCCATCCGGCTAGAGATGACGTAGATGGTTTTCCCGTCCCTGGAGTACATGGCCTCGGTCGAAGGGCCTGCCGCTTCTCTCGCCCCCGGAGGAAGCTCCGCAATACTGTCGATGATCTTCACCGCGGGGGCACCCTTCAGCCCCTTCAATTCCTGATCGACTGCGCCCTGAATTTGGTTTCTCCATTCTGCCAGTTCTGGTCTGGGTCCTTCGGTCCCTTCTCCCTGCGATAAGAGCGTCCCTTGCGCCTTCTTCTCCCCGGGAAACAAGCCCTGGTCGGTCATGCGCTCGGCCTTGCCCTTGGTCTTCGCTTCCCCTCGGGCTTTGGCCTCTTCCGCGAAAGAACGCATGATCTGATTGAACTGCTCAGGGTTGGTTTCGGAGAGCTTCTGTAGCCGGGCTATTTCCGGATCGGAGACGCCGAAGGCCTTCAGGGATTTGATCTCCTGGGCGTTGAGCTCTCGTGCTTGGGGCTTCAGGGGCATTTCGGAACGGAGAGTCATAACAGCCTGAGTTTTCGCAATTTTAGAAAGGCTTATTTCCTCCGCCGATTGCGTTCTGGCGATTGCGTTGTAGACCTTCTCCGCTTTTTTCAAAGCCTCCTGATCCCATTCGGACTTTCTGCCACCAGAATCAACAACCCTTCCCTGAAGAGAAATATCTTCTGCGCTTCCTCCCCAACGGAAAAAGGCGAGTGTCCTATCTTCCTTCCCCTGCGTGAAGTGGTTGTAGAGTCGCTGGAGATTGTCAGTTACTTCTCTTCCCCAATTTTTTAACCGCTCAGAAGTGGAATAAACCCCCGTTGCTCGATCATGGATTCCAAGCGCGTCAAGGGCCTTCTCTGCTTCTCCTTTTGCCAGCCCACTTCCTTTGATTGCGGCTTCTCTCCACTTCGAAAGGTCTACGCGGTCGATCCGGTCTCTATCCCCATAGAGCATTCGAAGTTGAGATAATTCATCCGGAGAGATTTTACTTGCAGGGGGTTCGACGCCCATCTTTTGATATTCTTCGGGGAAGAGGGGAGCCTTACTGACCGCATCCCACCCGTATTTTTTAGTAAGGGTATCCTCAAGGTCATCGATCCTCTTTTGCGCTTCTTCGCTCGTTTTCGGCTTTGAAACCTCCTTGGGTCCCTCAGATCGGAGGAAACCGAAGGCCTCTTTCTGCTTTTCTTCTTCGGTCTCTACGGCTTTGTCCAGCTTCTCTTTCTCTCCCCTGGCCGGAGGCTCAATCCCGGGAATCTCCGGTCCCCGCACCTGCTTCACCAGCTCGGGGTCGCTGTACCACTTCGACCAGCGGACGATCTGGTTCTGGATGTCCTTGACCTTCTTTTGAACTCCCTGGGGATCCTGGATGTCCACCCCGTATTTCTTTGCTATCTCCGGCCGCTTGCTGGCTCCCCTGATTGCGTTGAGCTGCTCGCGGAGGCTTTTGACGATCTCGGACACCCGAGCAGCGTCATTCTCTGCCTGGAGGATGGCCTTGTCGTTGAACTTGAAAAGCCCACCCTGCTCCTGTGGGACTCCTGCACCCTCGGGGGCCAACTTCAAGGCATTCATGAAGGACTCGATCAGGAGGGGGTCGGCCTTCGGGTTCTTGAGAGAGTACGCTACCCCCGCGTTTTGGAGGGATTCGTCTTTCGGAGCTGTGGCCGATATAGCTTCAGCGGCATCCGACGTGATTTTTCGATTTCGGAATAGGGTATAGGTCCCATCCGTAGCGAACTTGCCAATGGCGAAACCTTTTCCCGCAAGACCTCGTTTGCGGGCGTCTGCTTCGTCGTATCCGTCGGTGAGCCGGAAGTATTCTGCGTGGTCATAGACCGTCCCCTTTCCATCAAGGATGTTTGCCTCGGCGGCCTTCTGCCGGGCGTCCTGCATGGTGAACCCGTCCACTTCGCGGACGACCTGAGCGTTGAGGGTGGTGTCCGGGTTGATGCTCTTGGCATGGGCAACCCTGTGATGCCCGTTGGCCACGAAAAGAGTGCCGTCCTTTCGCTCCCAGAGAAGGACCAGGCCGGCCGCCGCTTCGTTCCATTCCCCTTCCAGGGGTTTTTGGACCCCCTGCTCATCCACGTCCTTCTTGAATTGGAGGCCCTTAACGTCCGTCTGGACGTCCCCGGCGCGAACCTGGCGGATAGGGATCTTCCGGGTATCCGCTGCCCCGGCCATCGGCTTCCCGGGTTCATCCGGGCCCGTGTTCGGTTTATCTCCCACCGGAGGAGGCGGGGGAAGGTCCGGCTCTTCTGCCTCTTTTTTAGGCACTTCCGGGGTTGGGGGTGAAACCTTTTCCGGGGCTGGGGTCTGCTCTTTTGTGGGGAAGGTCTGCTTCTGCCCGAAAAGGTCGGGTTGGTCTCCGAGATTTGGGGAAACCCCTGGTTCCAGGGGTGTTTCTTTAGGGGATAATCCCTCTCCCGTAGGTCCCGGACGAGGGGGTAAACGCCCCTCCCGTAGAGCCTCCGGGAGCGCAGGAGGCACTTTCTCTCCTGGGGGCTTGGTCTTACCCTTCCCCCCCATAAGTCCCATCCCAGCCCCGATTACGGCGGAAGGGATGCCTTCTTTGAAAGCCGGTCCAGCCGGGAGTCCTTGACGTAGATTCTCGATCACGTTCTGGCCGCCAAAGGTCGCCGCCATTCCAGCGGCCCGCTTCAGCCTACCAAGGGGATGCAGAGCTTCCAAAATGCCACCTGTGGCCGCTCCTTCCAGTCCTCTCTCCAGGGCCTTCTTTCCCCCTTCGGGAGACGCCTGCAGGGCCTCCACGCCCCCGAATCCGGCGATGTTACCGATTGCCCGGGCTGTTCTTGCTCCCACCCCCAGGGCTTTCAAAGGGGCGGTCACCGCGGCCGAGGGGCCAAGATAGGTCGGGATGGTGGGGAGAGCCTGGCCAGCTCCATAGGCGATCTTGTGGGGGATATCCAACCCGGGAACTTCCTCTTGGGGTAGGAAGGTATTCTTCAGGACCTTTTCGGCTTTGCGCATGGTCGGGGCAGGCCTTCCCGCCAGCTCGGAAAGATCGGCGCCGAGCTCGGGGATCATCCCCACCCCGTGCATGAATCCGGCCCCTGCCGTGCGAAGGTAGCCGGGTTGGGAGGTGGTCCCCCCGCCGGATGTGCGGGGGTCGGAATCAACATGCTCCCATCCACCTTCTGTTTGCCGGGGGTCGGAATCGACATGCTCCCAAGAGGTCGCCATTGTCTGCCTCCCTACTGTTGAACCTTTCTGCGCTGGAATCCACCTTGCGGGTCGCGCCGGTACTCATAGCCACCATGGACAAACGGCTGGTTTTCTCCCTCCATTTTTTTGAGGTACTCCCGATACGGCTGCGCGATCTGCTCTGGAATCTGCCCGCCGTCGGCCCTTCTCACGATTTCTTGAGCCGCTCCGGGCATGTCGATGGACTTGTTCCCCTGGATGTCTGTCGTCATATACCGCTGCTCGATCTGCCCCATGGTCATCTGTAGAATTTGCATCTCTCTCCACGAATCCCTGCTCTGTTTACCCTCCATCATGGTTGCCATCCGCATTTTGGTTTGCTCCACGAGGCCCAGCCAATGAAGCTGATTGGCTTGCGCCTGGAGGCCGGCCTTGCGGTATTCGTCGGCCCTGGAGAGGAAATTATTCACTGTCCCCTCCATCTCTTTCATCGAGCGGCCCTCCCCGGACGTTGCTCCCATGGGGGTCATGAGCATTCCGCCGCCCCACGGCCCACCTGCTTCTGACATTCTGGCAATCTGCCTATCATGGGGTCCCGGGGGTATCCCTGTCCCTCCTTCACCTTCTCTCATCGTCCCAAGGTCTTTGGGAGCGAACCATTGGGAATAAGCCTTGTTGCCCTTGATCACCTGGACGGTGCGCCCTCCGGAGGGTAAATCTTCGGAAGGGACGATCCCGCCCTGGTAGGATGCCCGGTTGAATTGCTCTCCGAATCTGTCCGGAGGATCGGGGATGTCCTGCAGGTGACTAAGAACGTCCCCTTCGGGATTACCCGCCGGTCCTCTCACGGCGAGAGATGTTGACCCTCCCCCGCGTCCCCCCAGGTAGGGTGCTGGAGTCTTGGCCGGGGGGTTGGGTGATGCCGCCCCATGCGAAGGAGCAAGGTCCGAACCTGAATCTTTCGGCTGTGGTGCGGGGGGCAAGAAACCCCGTATCGGAGCCATCAATCCTTCCCCGATCGCCTTTACCCCTCCCCAGGGGTCTCCTCCGGTACGGGTCGGGGCCGCTGGTGTTTCCGGGAGCATACCGGTCCGATGAGGATTCAGTCTTTGTCTCCAGGTGGGTTGCACCGGATCCACTTCTCCGCCTTCCGCCCTGGCAAACATCGGAGTGGTCGGAAATACATAAGGGGGACGCTCAACCGGATAGACAGAACCCCCTTCCTTCATGGGGAACACAGGGAAGGACGAACTTCCACCCCCGGCGAAGCTCGGGGCCACCGGTCCCCCAAACTGCCGCGAAGAATAATTCCACATCCCTTCCGAGGAGTAGGGGTCAACGGCAAAAGTAGGAATTGGAGGTTTGCGGGCGCTATCATCTGACCCCGGCTGGAATGGCGAAGGAGGGAGTGCACGCCGTTCAAACCCGAAAGGGCTGATCGAAGATCCGCTGAAAGGCGTGGGGCCTTTTCGCTCCCATGAGAAGGGGGATAGTGGAGACCCAGAAAAACCCGTATCCGGGGGAGCGGGAGCCGCCGGTGCGCCTCCTTGATCCGGGAGAGATGGAGAAACCGGTCCTCCTTCCTGCCTGGGAGCCATGGGAAGGCCTCCCCCTGCTTGATTCGCCTGATTGGGTATAACTTCACCCGGAGCCGTCGGAAAGTAGTACCCAGGGGCCGTTACGGTCTCAGGATTGCCATCTTCGGCCACGGTGTAGCCGTGAGAGGGGGCCATACCCCCTCCCTCCGGTGATGGCGGCCCGCCGGGGTTCCTGCCGGGAGGGGCCGAGGGGGGCAAACCCCCTCCTTCTCCCCCTTGGGGGATGCCGAGAGCTTTTCTTCCCAGGTCCACAAGAAACTGCGCCACATATTCCGGGACCGAACTGAGCTGCCCCATGCTGATCGATTCAGCCGGCTTGGGGGATGGCATAGGTCCGGATCCGGAAGGCGGGGGTCCAGGGGGACCCCCTCTTTGTGGTAGGCCTGGGGGCCCTGCCTGGCCTGCAGGACCACCAGGAGGGGCCGGTGGTAAGGCGGCCCCGGGGGATGAAAAAGGACCCGAAGGGGTGCTGGTCTCCCCCATTCCCGGGGGAACACCGGCGCCCTGGAGCATCTGCCGGGCATGACTTTGAGCCCTGGAAACCAACTCCGGATGAATATATCCGCTTGCCATAAGAAGCCCCCTTATCCTCCCTGATTGATGTTAATTCGCGTTTCTACGGATGCGGACACACTTTCGCTTTCGCTGATGCTGGTTGACACGGAAGCGCCCAGATTTTCGTTAGCTGAAACGTGGGCCCCAAGACTCACGTTCAGGTTCATCATGGCGATTGCCGATGCCGCCAGCCGGGCATGAGCTTCGACAAAGGCCACCCCCTTGCCGTGCAATAGCTTTGCCGCCTCAATCGCAGCCTGGAGGACAACCTGGGCTTTCTGGATGGATACGGATGCCCGGGTCTTGGCCGCTTCCAGGGAACGGGTCTGGAGGGCATCGTAGAGTTTGGACATCATGTTTTCGATCTCCAGGGCCTTCGTCCATGCGAACTGCTTCCCCTGCCAGTAGAGGTCGGCCCTCTTCAGGGAGATGTCTCGGTTCACGCTGGAAATCTTTTGAGCTGAGGCCTCCACCGTCCGCTCAATCGCCTTATTGAGGACTCCGGGAGGTACGGGGAACCCGCTCACGGCGAACTGCCGCTTGACCTCTTCCGTGCCCGCTTGCGCGTTCACCTGCTCCCGGTCCCTCTCCCGGTTCCACAGGTCGGCTTCATCCTGGGGTTCCAGGCCGTACACCCCGTTCTCGATCTCATCGGCCACCTTTGCGGCCACCTGGCTTTCCAAAGCGGAGGAATAGAGGGTATCGGTCGGAGCGGTGAAGTCCTCCATCGCCGGGACGGTGATCGTCGGATCTTCGATCGTCCCAAGAAGGCCGAGGAGTTGGTTCACCAGGGACAGGGATTGATTGATGATGGTGTAGGCGTCCTGCTCCATCGTGTCCCATTCGGGCTGGAACGATTTGGTTATGGCATCGACATTGAATCCTCCCAGGCTGACGGTGCTCATCTTAACCCTCCCTCTTGCCCCAGTTCTTATCAGGGGCTATAAAAAGTAATGGTTTTATCCTCTTCTTTTTCATATTGGCAACCCCGGATTATCTCGGAGGCGGTTCCCACGACCGGAATGGTACAGCCGGGGGAGAACTCAGGAATGTTAATCAGCAATGGATACCAGGGGGTTTTATAAAGAATCCCCTTCCAGATGCAGCCATACATGATTGCCCGATCGAGCCAATCAACGTCAGGCCCCAGACCCCTTTGAAGGCTGAATACATAGAAGGGCTTCCACTGAGAAGCACCTTTGGGAAATCCATAAACCCCCCCATCCCCGAAATCCATCGGATAAAGAGAAAAGTCCGCTGCCGTCCCGGGATACTGCGCCGTGCTGTAAAAAGTCCACCGTCCGTCCTGGTTCCAGAGATAAAAAATTTTATCTTGTTGAGCTTCGGGAACGGAATGGTTTCCCGAGTCATCCAAATAGGTGTTGACCCCCCTGGCGCACGCCGTGGCGTATTCGGCCAGGAAGAGTTCCGGCCGAGTCGGGCAGGCAAACCCCTTCCCGTCCAGAAAGTTTCCGGAGTAGGTATCCTCGATGCCCGTTATCTTGTCAATGAAATACCAGGTTTCTGAACTCGGCCACCATTCCCAATATCCCTTCCCATAGCTTTTGGCATAATGGTAATAAACTGACTGCAGGAGAACCCTATCGCCGGGGTAATTCGTTCCGCCCCCCGCTATGTCCTGAAAAAGCGCCCAATTATAAGTGGTCGTCGCCGTGGTCGAATGTTCCGTCCACGTTCCCGGGGGAGGGATATTTCCATCGCCAACGGTGTGCGCCGGATGAAAAAGTCTTCCCGTGGGGGGAACCCATATCTCTTCGCCTTCCTGCGTGATGGGGTCTCCGATCTGTTTAGCGTTAATCGCTGAGACGCTATCCAGGATCAGTTCTTTGGCCGTGTATTGAGTGTTCCCCTGCATCCAAACCGAGCTGATAGGGGACGTCTGATCATTTTCTGGTTTAACCTTACTGAAGTGTTGCACATCACAGAGAGACTTGCCCGACTCATCCTTAAAAATCTTCCCGTCGATATCCCAACCGAGATTCCCGGTTTTGAGATCAACCACCCAGATTGCGGGAATGGGGAGGAGCTCATTCCACCCCTGGAGATGGGGTACTTCTCCGGGGCTTGGAGGAGGAGCCACGGGCACCTGGATCAATATTCTCGGGTTGTCCGGGTCCAGCTTGTCCAGATAAATTTGAGTTCCATCGGGCAGGAGCAGAGCCTTCCTGGGGCCTTGCATATTGATGAGCTTCCGCACAGACCACCCAAGATGAGCAAGAGCCTCTTCTGAAGGCTCTCCCGCGGAATCGATGGCTCTAAATCGAAGCCTTTCGTGGATGTCTTCTCTGTGTGGATCCCTTACCCAGGGATCATCATCTTTGGAAGCCATCTATCCCCTTGCTCTCCTGGAAAGAATGTCCACTTCCATCGAAACCTGCGTGAGGGCCAGGTCCGACCCCTTCAGGTTTTTGATGTTGAAGCCCAGATACCTCCCCACCAGCCCCTTGCCGGGCTCGACCTTGTAGGTCCGGAGCGCCGTTGAGGCGGAGTTGTTTTCGAGGTAGAGCTGTGATTGCTGATCCACTATGACCTTGATCGAGAAATCCCCGTCGGAGTAAAGGTTCAGAAATATTCCCACGGGACGTTTTTCCTGCCCCGAATTGAAGCCCATGCCGGTCTTTTCGATCTCCAGGTTGATTTCTTCGCCGTTGTCATCGTTCCCGTAGAGCTGATGAATACCGTTTGCATCGGCCCCCAGGTAGACATCCCCCATGGCGCAATAGGAATTGAAATTGAAATTCTCGTACTCGCTCATGGCAAAATTCAGGATGTTCATGACGGCGACATAATCGACGGCAAATTGAACCTGCCCGCTCGCCTCCATAATGAAGAAGGGGAAGGACAGTTCGGCAGTCCCCGCGCTTTCATCGGCATAAAGCGTGAAGAAGGGAAGGGTGAGGGCTGCCGTCCCCACCCCTCCCTTGATGCCCGTAGCGGAAAGCTCGAAATATTGAGTTGCTCCCGCGAGAACTCCAGCATTGCCAACGAGACCTGTCGCGCTCAATGCGAAGGTGATGTCCGCCTTGAAATCCCCGGAACTACGCTGCTCTCCTTCGCCATCCATAAGGAAATACGGAAAGCTCCCCGAGAAGTCGCCATTGTTGCTGTCCCCGGTCCCCTCTCCGTCGAGGGTGAGCTGATAAAGCGAACCCGCGAAGGTCCCGCTGTAAGTGGTAGCCATGGGAGCTCCTCCTTACGCTGTCGGAATGGTGATGGTGAATGACGTGAGGACCTGGATCGAACCCAAGGCCCAGCTCACGCCGGTAGCGAAGTTGAATTCCGCGCCCGAGGTTGCCACGGCTCCATCGACCCGTTCATCGGTCGAGTTCGTGGTCCCGAGGTCTCCGGCCGATCGCAGCCGTCCCCACCCCGCGGTCCCGGCGTTTCCACAGGTCCCGCTCCAGGTCTCCGTGCTCGCTTTGGAAATAACCCCGCCGGTGGCATCGTCAAAGGTGACTCCCGCGCTGGCATTTGAGATTGTCGCCAGGAGGGTCCCCGAAGGAGCCGTGTTGGCAGAGGCGGGCTGGATGCCGGTGTAGATGTCAACGAACCCCAGGTTGAAAATCTGCTGCAGGGTGTGGGCGTAATCGACCAGAGAAACCGAGTCGAAGAAGGAGGTCTCCGCCGCGGTCGCATCGGTGCTCTGAAGCGTGATCCGGGTGGTCGTCGCCGTGGCGATAAAATAGACCGTGTACTTCGCCCAGGCCGCGTCCGCGATGGTTCCGGAAGAGTAAATGGAATTGTAGCTTCCCGTTGTCCCGATGAAGAAGGCCCCCGCGTCTGCCGTCCCCTTCTTGAAATAGAGGACGAGCTTGTAAAGCCTTCCGATGATCGTTGTGACATCCTGGTAGGCCTGCCCCGGATTGGAGCTTCCGGTTTCCGCGATGGATAGGCAGTTTCCCGACTGCCCTGATCCGGCGCTGGACAGGGTGGCATTGGAGGCCGTCCACCCCGTGTAGTCGGTCGTAAACCCACCGTTGGTGATCATCTCCGTGTTGATGCCCAGCATTTTGTTCCTGATCCCGGTGCTCAAACGAATAGCCATTTTACTACCTCCTTTTTATTATGATGAGCTCGAAGAGCTGCTACTGGATGAACTGGAACGGCTTGAACTGGAGGAGCTGGACGAGCTCCCCCCTGACTGCTTCAAGCCAATGATCAGCTGGTTAAGACCCATCTCCTCCCTCAAAAGAGCCGTCCCGGACACAGACTCCGGGGGCATCCATTTACTCCAGGTCAGATTTTGCAGATGGCCGCCGTCGAGTCCCATGTGAACCCCGTCGCTCGCCAGCCACATATACCCCCAGATCTTTTCCTGTCCTTGCGAGAGGTCGATGATGGTCTGCGTCCCCTCGATCGCCCCCCAGATCGTTTTGACGATCCTCTTGCTCGGCTTATCGGGGTCCTCCATCTGCCAGAAGATCGTTTCCTTCTTTGTGGAAATCCATATCCCGTCCCGCACGGGAGCCAGAAGGGTAATCCGGCCATCGAAGGGGATGTAGTTGTGAGCCAGGTTCGTCAGCTCGTAGGAGTAGGGCTCCGTGTACCAGAGGACATCGTTCGAGGCGATGTAGATCCTGCCGTTGTAATACTTGATGATATGGCCGGGACCGGGAGGATTCAGGAATTGAGTGATCAGCGGTACGTTGAACGACTTCGTATCTCCTCCGTAAATAGCTTCAGTGGTGCCGTTGGGAACGCTCATTGCGCGGTAGAGCCTCTCGCCATTGGGCGTGGAAAGGTAGATGTTCACCCAAGCAACCAAAGGATCGGGGGATGGCTGGATTCCCGTGATGTAAACCCCTCCCCTGGTTGTGAGGGTGATCTGTACCGACCCCAGGGCACCGCTTTCCTGCCCGTCCGTTTTCATGTAGGTCATCGCGCACCGGTAAATACCTGGCGGCATGGAGCCAGATACTCGCGCAATCAAGGGTTGGGGAGGAGTGCCAACCCCCCAGCCCCATGCCGTCAGGCCGTCGGTAATACCGGTGATCAGTTCATCCGAAAAATATATTTTGTCGAAAATCTTCTCGAAGGCCATTCTCTGATTAAGAGCCAGATCTCCCCGGAGCGTGGTAGCGGACATATCCGGATTCAGTCTCCGGAGATCTCTGTCTTCCCGGAAGAGGACCGGGCCCTTGTCGCTCCAGAGTGAATGAACATTCCCGGAGTAAATACTCTTGTATCCCTTCCGCCTTCGGGCATCCAGGTTCCGGTCGATGTCGATGTTCATGGCTTTCTGCAGCTCTCCCGGCTTGCAGCTCTCCGGCCGGTCCAGGATATTCAGGCCGGTGAAATCGTCGATGTTCTGCTCGCTGGTGCTCTTCGGCTTCAATTTTTTAACGTAGGCCATTAAATCCCCTCCTCCCTCACCTGGACCAGGACATCCCATTCCCTTTCGTAGTTCGGCAGCCCGGTCTTCGCAAAAATAACCCTTCCTTTCAAAAAGTAATCCAGGCCGTCCGTTCCCCCCTTCACCGTGACCTTCAGGAATTGGGAATCGTTCGTGGGAGATCCCTCGATCATGGTGGAGGACCGATCAACGCCCTCCGAATCCACCATGGAGAAGCTATAAGAACTCAGGGCGTAGCCGGCATAGGTCGGGTTATTTACAAGCCAGTCGTACCGGAAGCGAAGGGTTTTTTGGTCTGCCGGAGCCTTGGTATAGGGTACTTCATTCCAGGTCATGATCAGCCTCCGTCAATTTTTCCTGAGAGGGCCAATGGGCGCAATCGGCCTGAACTCTACTTTCCATGCCCCTGCTGTTGTCCCGTCTGAAAGCACAGAGCATGTTGAATCCGTGGATAAACAGTAATCGCTGGTCGTAGTGTCTGCCAGGACCGCTCTCACTTTTATGGTGAATCTCCCCGATCTCGGTCTGGGAATGACCAACTGCGTGTTCGAAGTCCCATAGGTATAGGTTTCTCCGGTATCCCGAACCAGGGTCACTTCATAGTGATCTATCGTATAGGAAACGGCATCCCAAGCGACCTGTGTTGTTCCCGGGGTGGCAACATAATTCACCTGCCCAAATAGAAAGCCTGGTAGGCTCGCCAGGATGAACACCAATATTCCCAAGTATTTTCTCATGCCTGCCCTCAGAAAGTCAAAGAACCCGTGGTTAAGAGCGATTCTACGCCGGTATCATCCACGCTGGTCACGGCAAAGTTGATTGTTCCGATCAGCGCGGGAGTGTGGGCCAGGGGGATCGTGCATTGAGTGACGATGCCGAGCTGGTCATACGGCGTATCATAGTCCGGAACGTCCGGGTCCGCAAGCGCCCGCACCCGGACGGCCACGATGTCAAGGTCGTCTTCGGGAAGATCCCATGAAAGGGTATACGTTAAAGTCGAAGCGGAAGAGCTTGAGCTGGAGCTCGAATACGAAGACGAAGAACTTGAGCTTGAAGATGAAAAGCTGGATGAGCTTGAACTCGATGAAGAGTTGGATTGCGAAGAAGAGCTCAAGGACATGGATGAGCTGGATAGTGAAGAGGAGCTCAAGGACAGGCTCGAAGAGCTGGAGCTAGAAACGGACGAGCTCGATGAACTCGACACGCTGGAACTCGAAGACGAGGATACGGATGACGAACTGGAAGAGCTGAAAGAGCTGGACTGAGATGATGAGCTCGAAGAGCTGAACGATCCGGAGCTTGAACTGGAACTGGAAAACGAATAATTCGCGTAGAGCTGGAAATACGGGAACGAAACATTGAAGGTCCCGAACCTTCTTTTCTTTATGGGGGGATCCGGTAATGGAAGCTCAAACTCATAGAATTTCTTCCACTCCTCCGCCCGTGCGGATGGAACGTGGTTCACCCCGGCGATAAAGTCTTCGACCTGATCGGGGATATGGGGGATGTGAAAATCAACCTGGGATGAGGACCAGGAAGATGAAGAAGAGCTGCTCGAACTCCATGAAGACGACGAAGAGGATGAGGACATCGAGGAGCTGCTACTCGAACTCGAAGAAAAAGACTGAGACGAGGAGCTGGAGGACGAACTCGAAAAGGAGGAGCTACTGCTCGAAAAGCTCGAACTCGAAGACGAGAACGACGAGCTTGAGCTTGAAGATGAGCTGGACAGCGAGGAACTGGAACTCGATGAAGACCTTGAGGATGAAGACGATCTGGACGAACTCGAAAACGAAGATGAGCTGAAACTCGAAGACGAGGAAAGGCTGGATGAGCTAGAGCTCGATGAAGACGAACGGCTGGAAGAAGAACTGGAAGATGAACTTGATACCGATGAACTGGAGGACCGCGATGAAGACGAAGAGCTGAAACTTGAACTGGAAAAAGAGGATGAAGACGAGCTTGAGAAGGAAGACGAACTCGACCGTGAACTGGAAGAAAAGCTCGAACTGGAAAAAGAGGATGACGAACTGGATAGGCTTGAGGATGATGAACTGGACGAAGCCCCGGCTTCATAGAGGGCCGCGATATCGGCATCCGATAGAATCCGGTTGTAAATGCGGACTTCATCGAGATCCCCGCGGGGAGCGCGGGCGATGGTGTAGTCATTACCTATCCTGAAGGTTGAGGTATTTCCAGATACCGATCCGGAGCCAATGGTGTCGCCGTCCAGGGCGGTGAGCAGAACGCCATCCGCATATAATTTGCAGACGCCGGTATCATAGGAATAGGCCAGGGCAAAATGGTGCCAGCCGGTGCTCAGATTCCCCAGGCTTTTGTAATGATCCCCATATACCGCGCTCCACCGGTCGAAATCCCCGACAAGATAAACCGGACCCCCATTATAGGTGCTCAAATACATCCGGTCGCCAGCCGTGCCCGCGCCGCTCTGACCCTTGGACATAAGCATTTGGATGGCGGTATCTCCCTGAGAGAGGAGATGGAACCAGCAGGCGAAAGTCATGTAGGTCAGGTTGTCGATCGCCGCATAGTGGGGAACGCCGAGGTTGTCGGTTGTCCCCAGATCCATCCTTACGGCGTTGCCAACCTTCCCCGTGACGGATTTATTCGTTGCTCCTTCATTCGAGGAGAAATTCGCGGTATTACCGTTTCCCAGACCGTCCGCCAGGGTAGCGCCATTGTTGGCCGGGCTGTCATCCAGGGGCCAGTAGCCGACGAGGCCCGTGGTGTAATCCGGGGGGCCGGTACTCGATGAGCTTGAAGATGAGAACGAGGAGGAAGAAGAACTCGACTTCGATGAACTGGAGGATGAAGCGGAAGAAACGCTTGAACTGCTTGAGCTGGAAGAGCTCGGGGCCTCGGTGTTGACCTCTATGGCATCGATTACCCGATGGTAGCAGGGGGAATATCCGTCGGGCTGGGGATAAACCAAAGTGTCGTCATCCGAGGTCCGTTTGATGGACGCCGTACCAGAGAAGGCGTAACTCCATCCCACTTTCGCTGGATTGAGAAAAGCGAAGTGAAAAGAATATCCCTTTGTCATATCAAAAACAAAAGGAATCCAGTCTGACCACTTATCAACGCCGGCGGAAACGGAGAACCCCGGGTTGCCGCCGTCGAAGGTAATGCGCGTGGGTGTGGCCGCAAAGTCCGGGGCGGTCCCCGTTTCTCCTATCGATGCGCCGCTGACCTCTACGGCAGTGAACGGTTCGGCCGGGAAGTGAACGCGAATTTGCAGTCCGCTGTATGCGAAGTCGGCGGGGTACAGACAGTTCCTAATATTATAGGGATTGGCTTGCTCCGTCTGGGCGGGAAGAGTGGTTGACCATGTGGTTTGGATGGACACGAGATTTCCTTAATTATTCTTTATTCTCTTCGCCGGATGATCCATTTTCTTTCTTCACGGCGGTTGCCACTCGGACCCCCCACGGGTAACTGGACATCAATGGACTCCGGCGCATTTCTTTTTCCTCAACTAATTTTCTGACAAGCTCTTTTAGAAGATGATGCTGATCAATCAAGTCTTTCTCGTATTCTGATCGCTGGTGTGCGGAGACCCAGCATCCGGAGTCGTCTGAATATCCAGGAGAAACAGAATCTCCATTTCCAGAGGACGGTATTCCTCTTTTGCCAGATTCCTGAGCTTCGTTAAAAGATCCTGATACTCGGAGAAGTCTAGGGTTATCAGCCCTTCTTGGGGTGGAATCGCTCCCTTCCTTGGTTTTCGGGGCTTTGTTTTCCGGGGCTCCTGGCTCCGGGAGCCTCGCACCCTGGTCATCAGGGCGCTGGAGCACTCCTGGCAGAGTCCTCGGCTTGCCCCATCTGTCCGGATAAGGGCGGGCTTGTCGGGGTGGTTTTTGCATCTCCACCCTCCTTCCGGGGGATTGTTTTTCCTTGAGGCTCTCATTCCCTTCCTCTCTTCCTCTAAGAATCGAGGTTTTTAAGCCAGTCCCTTACGCCGCCATCCTGATAATTCTTGAGGTCGAAGGTCTGAATCTTCTCGTGAGTGAATCTCTCCACAGGAATCTCTCTCTGTAGGAAAGCAATCCGCTCATGCGGCATCGTTGCCATCGCACAATGGAAGTTTCCGGAGACCACCCCGATGAAGGCCCCGCAGGCCCCCAGGAGTCCCAGAAGGGTCGATACCCGCGGCGTGACCCGGCGAACCGAGCAGTCCACGAAATCGAATTTCTGGTTTACGGGATTATGGAAGATGTGCTCAAAATGTGACTCTATAGGAATCCATCCAGCCGCGAGGATCTCGGACCATATCTTTTTGGCAACGTCCTCCGGGCAATTTGCCAGATCAGGCAAGCACGTTATGTTCCAATGGACCGCGCACAGCTTACTCGGGAACTTCGGAAGAGGCTTGTACTCGATAGCCGGTGGAGAAATGCCCAATTCCTCCTTGCAGCACAGCTCCGCCTTGGTGAGGCCGGGGACCTCCACCGGGAAGTGGATCAGAGCCGTCAGGTCGTATCCCTCCTCGATGTTTTTGAGGTCCCCGAGAAGAATGGCTTCAGGGTAAATCGTCTCTTCATCCAGCCCTTTGCAAAACCCCAGGTCAAAATGGATGCCGGGGTATAATTCCTTCAGCTTATCGAAAAGGGGCAGGAACATCACTTGATCCCCCAGGCCGTGCCAACTAACGATGAGGACCTTTTTGAAGGTCCCCTCGTCCAGATAGGCAGCCAGCTTCTTTTCTTGCTTCCCCGGTTCTATGATCATTTTTCGAAACCCCTTCTATAAATTTATGGCACAAACAATATTCTCTTGGCTGTGAGTATGAATTATGCCACCAACACATTCCCTTGCTATTATTGTGCATTTCTTTTCCGTGCCCACACTCTGCACATTTTTCTTGCTTCCCGGGTTCTATTATCATCTTCGCACCGCCCATGCTGTTCCTTTGCCAGCCTCATCCCGATACCAGGAGAACTCATTTAGGTGCTTATCTTGGAAAGCATTGAGAGCTGGTTTCAGGTCAAATCCATCTGATTGCACGGTAGCCGAAATATCGTCCACGAGGAGTACTCCTCCTGTGGCCAGAAGATCGACCACGTTTTCCAGGTCTTCCGTGAGAACCTCAACCGAGTGGCCCCCATCGCACAAGATGTAATCGAACAGGTCGGTATTCCCCTGCTTGAAGGCGGGGACGGTCTTCCTGGAATCACCAATGTAGAACTCAACGAACCCCGTGGGGATGGCCAGGTGCTCAAGGTGCTTCCTCACCAGATCCGGGCATGAGAGGCCATCATCGAACAGATCGAACAGGCAGACTCGGAGGCCGCTGAAGTCCTGGTAAGCGGAAAGAAGGGCCGCGATGGAGAGTCCCGTTCGGGTTCCTATTTCCATGATCCTCATCGGATGATGAGTAGCTCCCCATTGGAAGGCTAGTGCGTGAATATCGAAGAAATTATCGCCCCATTTTTTGTAGTGAGTCTGATAATTAAGGACGTAGGTGTCACGGGGAGTGACTTTATTTAATACCCGCAGGTTGTGAAAGACCATGGCCGTGAGCAGTTTTTTATCCATCGATCTTCACCTTGTACTCGGCCATCTTCTTCACATAGTCCACGAGGAAGGCCAGGCAGTTCCGAGCCAGGGCCTTGCAGGTTTCCGAGCCGTTCAGCTCCCGGTCGATCATCTTGAGCTGTCCGTCAAGCTGCCATCCCTGCCACACGGAACTTAAAAATTGTCCGTGAAGAACGAACAGCTCCTCCCCGTTCACCGTCCACAGGTTCCCGTGCATCTCGCAGACGTGGGAGCAGGGCTTGAGCAGGGTCTCATGGAGGCCGGACCAGGTGGCTTCGGCCAGGGCGATGACCCTGTTCTGGTATCCGAATTTCATAATGGATAGATTTACCGAATCCATGTCGGGGCCGCGGAATCGCCGCTCAGGAGGATAGTCCGCAAAGATCTTCCAGGAGAAGACAAAGGCATCCGAAAACTTCGGAGAGTAAAAAAGAGGAGAGCAGCAGATGTCCTTTTCGTTCCAGGTCTTCGGTAGAATATGCTTTCCATCTACTTTGTGGTGCTCCTCAAATCCCTCTCCGTATGTCCTCTTTTGCTCCAATCCACAGCCGATTATCACATCCGCCTTATCCGCAATTTCAAACCAGATATCCAAATTGCGAATGATGCAGGAATCGGCGTCCAGGACACAGATCGCATCGTACTCCACGTCCAGGAGGGCGTAGCGGTAGCGCATGAGCACTTCGCCCTCACCGAGCGCCTGCATCTCTGGGATACCCGAAACCTCGTGGACGATGACCCGGTATCCGAGTTGATCGAGCTTGGCCAGGTACTTCGCCGGCAGGGCCCAAGAGATCAGGTGAACGTCCTGCTTGTTCCCCACCTTCTCCAGGCTGTTCAGAAGGACGTTCAGCGGGGGCAGGTACTTCTCGTTCGCCGCCACGACGAAGGCGTATTTACTCTTCATACTCTCGCCACCAGCACCAGTCGTCTCCTTGTTTGACATCACCAATCTCCTCCTCCACGGCTTTCTTTGTATCGTCGAGCTGCCAGTCATGGCCGCCCATAATCGCCCGCTTCTTGAGTTTTCCTTTCCAGAAGCGCATATCTCTCTTTTGCTGTTCGTATCTATGGTCCCCATCCACCCAAACGAAGTCCAGGGGTTCCCGGACCGCTTCCAGGGCATCATCCGAAGTCATCCGGAGGACGATGCACCTTCCTTCGTCTATGAAGCTCTGAAGCCGCTTGACGGCCTCCAGGTAGTTCGCATCATGGTACGGCTGGGGCTCTTCCGCTTCATACAGATGCCCGGTAAAGTGCTTCCATGGGTCGATGCAGTACAGCTTCAGTTTCGGCATCCGGGCCAGCATGGAGTAGCTTCCGGAGGCCCCTTGGATTCCGATCTCGGCCCCCACAACGGGAACATCCCCAAAGAAGGGGATCAAGATTCGCTCAGGGAGGAAGATGTTCTGGTTCATTCCGGGGGTCCTTGCACGAGGTAGTCCACGTCCTCGATATTTGCTCTCAACTTCACTTTCCAGGTTTCGTTGAAAAGCCGATACATCCCGAAGGCCACACGGGTATTCTCCGCCAGCATACTCTTGAGGGGGTCTTTCGCGTCGGGGTGCTCCGTAACCCCTTTTATGAACCCCTTCGAATACCAGCAGCCATGCAGCATTTTAAGGCGCAGGTTCTCAGGGAGGTTGAGAAGGTAGGTCTTGCCATTACTCATCTTGATATCTCTCACTGGAGAGGTCAGGAAGGCGTGTTCCAGCCATTCTATGTCGTTCAGGAGAACCACCCGGTCCTTTTTCTTTAGGTAGTGGACCGCGTACCCCAGGGCTCTCATTTCATGGAATTCCGGGGTTTCGAAGATGATCTTCTTGAGGATGTAGTCCACCACGTCGGCCCACTTCAGGGGTTCCCAAAGCCAGGGGGAAGGCCAGATCGGGAAGACCGTGGGGGATACCGCCGGGTCAAAGTTCTCCAGGAAGGTTCCATGGAAGGAGTGCCACGCGGTGACCAGGAGGCCGGTCCCCTCCACCATCTTGAACCAAGGGGTCAGGTCCTCGAGTAAAAGGCAATCCGCCTGGATAACCCCCGTTACTTTGTACCGGTCCTTCAGCATGAAGGGGTAATAGACGAACCCGAAGACCACGGGCCAGTCTTGGGCTTGCCAGTATTTCCAGTCCTTGAACTCTTGCGGGACCGTCTGGATCATCTCTTCGATATCAACCAGCTCCAGGCGGTAATTGAGATCGGCCTCCTGAATCTTCTGGATCCACCAGGCGGGCATTCCCCGATGAACCAGGTGAAGATCTATTTTGCTCCCGTGGTAATCGAGGGCGTTGATGACTGCGTTGGTCCCGGGCAGGTATCTCGTCCCGCAGCAGAAGAGGGTGAAGGCAAAGTCTGATTTGGGCTTACCGTTTGTCCACATGGTTCACCGCATCCTCGTAAGGTTCAGCCGGCCGCCCTGGTAGTACATTTTCACGGCATCCACGATCGTGTTGGGTTGGATCAGAGTGAAGCAGTGTGGAGTGCCGTAGACCAGATCATCACAGGACCCCTTCACGCCGCCTTTCCAACATCCATCCCACATGCAGCACTTCAGGGCGCCGTTCGTGTAGATGTACCTCCCATGGGGATAGATATGCCACCGGACCCCTTCCTTCCCGGCCGCCAGGACAACGTGGGGCTGTTCAAAGGCCGCGCTGATTACGAATTGGAGGGAAAGAGGGCCGATGCTTCCATGGGACCACCAGGCGAGCCGGATGAGTTGGCGGAGGTCGGTCTTCCCCACCAGATTGTAAACTCCGTCGAGGACGTGGTGCAGGTGGCCAAGGTGGCCGATCTGAACGAGGCGGATGGCCCCCCCGAAGTAATCGTTGAACCGATCCACCACTTCCTGCCAACGGTGATACTGCTTCAGCTCATTATCCTGTTTTCTTCCAGCGTTGATGAGCCAGAATCCCCCGGTCCAGCCGAATTCTACTTCCACCTGGTTTATCCAGTGGGCCTCTTCATCGGAGACGTAAAGCTCGGGCCGGATTCCGGTCTTCTTGATCTTGACGCCCAGCTTCTTTTCGATGTCATGTCTGAAGGCATCCGTAAAGTGGTGCCCCCTCCACCCGCTCTCGTGGATCTCATCGTAGGAGATATCAAACTTCTCAACGTCGGGGTCTTTGTCGTCCAGGGGGGTGAGACGGGGGTTATGCTCCCAGATTTCGGGGCAGGGGCTTCGCACGTCGATCTGATAGTCCGGGTAAGACTCTTTCAGGTCTCCCACGGCCCGGGTCATGGTCAGGATGTCTCCGGGAGATTGACGTTGAGAGAGGATTATCTTTCGGCTCATTTAACCCCCGAAGAGGAAAGAGTGGATGTCTTTCCTGGGAGGACATTCTGGAGTACCACTTCTCATAGCGGCAAAACCATAGTTTGCAAAGAGAGAGCGAATTGATTTTTGGGTGAAGTAATGCAGATGCTCCCCGGGCTTAAAATGTTTAGACTCCATAAGCTCGCCCTCTATAATAGGAACGGATACGGCTACGTTTCTGGCAAGAGCGAGGATAGGTTCGATCATTCTAAAGTCCGGTAGATGTTCCAAAACATCCCAAAAGCAAACCACGTCATACATCATCAGTTTTATTCCCGTCTGCGGGAAGTTCCCGATATCGTAGGTGTATACCTCCACCCCAGAAGGACGGTAGGCTCTGAACCACCCCACCCCCGATCCATAGTCCAGAACGGTTTTGGGGTGTACGAAATCAACCCAATTCCATCGAAGCCGACAAATCTCTTCCGCTGTTGCGCTGTTCTGCCGGAGCATCTTCTCAAAGTACTCCAGGTCGTACTCCATTTCCTCCTCCTCTACTTGTTTTATAGTGACCCGAAATCGGGCCGGGCGACAACTTCAGACCATCTCAGGTTGTCTTTGGCTGCTCGTGCTTTGAGCTTGTTATGCTCGAATATTTCCCCATGCTCCATGGAGGCCTTGGGGTCCAGGGTGTCCGCATCTTTCTTCAGGTAGGCCTCCCGCATGATCCCGTCCACCAATTTGATGTGATCCTCCGTGCGCATCTCCGGGCTCTGGGTATCCATGCCGGTAGCCGTTAAGGCTGCTCCCAGGCGGGTCACGGTCAGATAAAGGGTGTCGATCACCTTTCGGATGACTCCGGCCGAGGCGGTCTCGTCGGTGATGTCTTCCAGGACCGTGAAGGAATCGGCGGTCGCAGTGACCACCGTGAAGGTCGCGGGGATGATATCGGTCCCGTTTGAAGTCGTCCCGGAGATCACAACCTCATCGCCGGCAGAAAGGGTGCCGGAGAACTTCGCGCCCGTCTGTGAGATGCTGTTGTCGGAAGCGGTGAAGACGAAGGCTTTGGAAAAGTACCCCAGGGAAGGATCGGGAAATCTCACCACCCGGATTTTCCCGGAATCATAATCCGGGACCATGTATTCGACCGTCCCCGTGGCATACTTCCAATCCAAAATGAATTGGCTCAGCCAGATATCGCTCTTCACCTTCACGTCTTTCTTGGCCGTGAAAAGTCGCCCATAGCGGACTTCCGTTATTTGGGGGTGAAGGGCGTAGGTGGGCTGATTGCAGAGGATGGGAATTTGGATGATTGCAGGAGTGGAATCGTCAAGGATGCAACCGGACTCCTTGACCCACTCGTTATATGCCTGATTCAGATAAAGCAAAAGCTCCCAGGATTCCCAGAGGAAGGGAGCTTTCGTGTCTTGAAGCCTTTCCCTTGAGAGGGAAAGGATATCGCTCGTAATCATGGCGTCCCCCTAAACAGGGGGAGCCCGGATAGGCCCCCCCCTTTTTTTATCGTGTTAGAGCTTCCCTGCTTATGTCCCGCTGCTCGAAGAGCTGCTGCTCCGAGAAGAAGAGCTGCTGCTGATAGAGCTTGAGCTGGAGCTGAACGAGCTGGAACTCGACACGCTGGAGGACGAAGAACTGCTGCTCATGGAACTGGAAGAGCTGCTCCGGGAACTGGAACTCGAGGAGCTGCTCTCAAGGATCTGCCCAAACTGACAGGAGGTTGAATTACCGATATTGAAGGAGAACTGCCCGGTATCCGTACAGATATACAGGCATCCGGTGGCGTACCCGGCCTTATTGACCGGCATGTTCGCATAGGTCCCCATAGCCAAAAGGACATGGTGCTTTTGCGTTTGGATAAGGCGCCATACATTGCCACTCTCCATGTCCTTCGAACCTTCGAGGGTCAAAACTCCTACTGACCAGTCTTGTCTCCGTGATGGCATTTTATCTCCTTTCCCGCCTTTTTAACGAGTTGGCCTTCTCGAAAAAAGGAGAAAGGGGGGCCTGTGCCCCCCAGGGTTGTTGATCTTTACTTCCAGGTGGTCGGTGCCGCTGTCGCCAGGTCCGGAACGATGAAGGTCGTGGCTTCCACGAACACATCGAAGATGGCCGTGGTGACACCGGCGGTCCCGAAGGTGACCTTGAGGTAATCGGCGGCATTGTAGCTTTTCCCGAAGGTCAGCCCGTTCACGTCGCTGTTAAGGGTCATCTTCTGGGTTTTGGCGGTCGGACCCAGGGTGAAGGAAGCCAGCCAATAGGCCGGCCCGTCGCTGTCTCCGATGGTGATGGTGGCGGTCGGAGCCGCATCCACCTTCCAGAGGTACACGCCCACGCATTTGATGTGCGTGAAAGCCGGGATGGTCCAGATCTTGATCGAGTCCCCAGCGGATCCGGTGAAGGACCCCGAGGGGAGGAAGGTGATCTGGTCAGCCATGTTGACGTGGAATCTCAGGACTCCACGAACCCCGGCGCCCTGGGAATATTCCGGAAGGTTCCCGACGAACCCCGGATACGCTGTGCAATCGTTTACAGTCGCCATGTTCTTATTGCCCCCTTTCCTTTAACTCAGGGTCGGCTGGGCGTAGACCATGCCGATCGCTGAGGGTTTGATCACTTTGCGGCCGAACACATGCAGACTCTTAATGAACCGACCGAAGGTGGTCTCGGGGTTGTCGATGTAATTCGTCTCCGTGAACTGAGAGGCGAAGGTCAACCCGTATTTGTGGCCAAAGAGGCAGTAGAAGCACAGCTTCCCGGTTGTGGTGTCCACCCCGGCCGTCCCCGGTCCCTTCGGGAGAAGGTTGGAGGCGTAGAGGGTGAAGTTGAGCAGCCGGCCCAGGCGTCCGCTTCGGAGGGTGCTGGTCGCGTCCCCCATCATCGAAGCGTCTTTGATGTCGGAGGTCTTGAGCAGCATGGCCATGACTCTCGGCATGACGAAGAACCACTCATCATCGTCCGGGACGTTCTGCTCGCCCAGGACCGCTTCGCACATGGCCAGCAATTTGATGATGTTCGAAGTGGTGACTTCGTAGGGCGCACCCACGGTCCCCAGGTCGTACAGACCGGAGATGACTCCCGCGTTGGACCCGTAGTTGTTGGAATCGGGGAGAGCGGTGGAGTAGGGCGATTGGCCGCAGAAGTAGGCGAGAACATCGGTGTCGATCTTAACCTTCTCGTTCTTCGTGGCGTTGTCCGCCCATTGGGACATCAGATTGATGTCGCTCTGGTACTTGTCGATGGAATCGATCCCGAAATAGAAGTGCGTGCATTGGTCGATGTACAGGGTCATCGCCGGGGATTCGATTCTGTCGGGGGGCTTTAACACCCCGCCTTTCTGGTATTCGTTGAGGTACACCGGCACGTCGCCCTCTGTGCGGATCTCCACTTGGGACCCCATACCCTTGATATCCGAAAATTCACTGTTATCGGCAGGCTCTTTATCCTGCCTTCTGTGTCTTTCAACACAGTCCAGACTATATCTTCTTTTTGCTTGACACCAAAATCGACTTCTGGTACCATACCTTTCATGCGTAGAACGGTGCCGATAGAAAAGGTGAGAAAACTTTCTGATTCCGGTTTGTGTGCTAAAGAAATCGCTGACAAACTCGGATTTAATCCGCACACTATTCACCGTATCGGCAGAGAACACGGCTTTGTCGTTGCTCGCTCCACGGTCGTTTCTTTCACAAAAGAATCGTTGGATAACGAGTACAGACGGTATAAGACCGTCCATGAAATCGCCCGCCGACATAATGTGAGTAACGCCACCATTCTTCGACACATGAAGATCCTTGGTATCAAATCCAACAGGAAGTTGGTTTCCTTCACCGAGGAGGAGTTGCAAAGGGAATACAGCCAAACTCGCTCTTCGTTGAAGATCTCTCGTAAATTTGGAGTGAGTAAAATCACCGTGCTTCGATGGATGAGAAAGTTCGGCATCGGGCGAAAGGTCAGGGTTGCCCCCGTAGAACAGGTTAGAGAACTTTCGCTGAAAGGTCTTTCTGCATCCGAAATCGCAGCCGAGATCGGATTTACGGCCAATTATATTTGTGAGCTTGGCAGAAGAGAGAACATTCTCATCCCGGACAAGTTCCATCCGGGATACGCCTTTAAACACAAATATATCATGGTCCGAAAGCCCGATCATCCTTTTGCGGATTGCAAAGGATACGTTATGGCGCATCGGCTTGTCATGGAAACGAAGCTCGGTAGGTATCTCACGCCCGACGAGGTTGTCCATCATATCAACGGAATCACTACGGATAACCGTCCTGAGAACTTGCAGGTGATGGACAGGTCCTCTCACTCCAAAATCCCCAAATTCCGGAGTCATTAAAGCAAAAAGTCCCGCGCTCGTGGAGATTTCTTCCGGTCTGGAATACTTTCTCTGGTCGTTGAACCTTCCACTCATTCCTGAGAGGCTTGGCTGCTGATAACCCATTGTTTCATCCGCCAACTTTTCAAGCTCTTGACGTACACCGTCACCGGTCCCGCTTTGGCATGGCGGCTTTAGGGTGTTCCAGCAATTCACGGGATTTAACGAGGGCGAAATCATTATTTTAAATCACCCTCGTAATTCGTGTTGGAGATATGGGTGAGGACGGTCGCGGCGTACCATCTTTTGACGAGCTGGGTGGACCACTTGGCGGGAACAAATTTGCTTAAACTGGTCGGCCCATAATCCGGATAGCCTACTGATCTGACAAACGATGTCGGCATGAACTACTCCTTTCTTTTATTCACTGGGCCCGGAATCCAATATTTTCCAGAGCTCGGCTTGGCGTTTGTCTGCTTCTTTATCTCTGCCTTCCCAGAGTCCCCGGCCAATCTCGCTGGCGAGCTTTTCCAGGTCCTCTTTGGCCTTCTTGACATCTTCCACTGTGATCTTTTTGGATCCAAGATCTTGCCTGTTGGCGGCCCCGCTTCCCGCGGGAGCGCCCAGGCGCCGTTCGAGCTTTTCTTTGTTGGGGGACGACTTGAGCTTGTCGGGGATAGGTGCTTTCGTGAAGGCGTCGAGGTACTTCAGAACTCTTCCGGCATTCAGCTTCTTGAACGCTTCGGTTAGAAAGTCATACCGGGTGTACCCGGACATTCCTTCCTCTTCGTTCAGAAACTCTCCAAATTTGGGGTCAACCCGGATCTGTTCGTAATTCGGGAATTTCTCAAAGATGGAGTTCCAGAAGATTTCCTCTCGGCTCATCCCGATAGACTTGGTGACTTCCCCTCTGAGGTTTTTGATTTCTTCCTCATGCTCGGTCTTGATCGTCCCGACGGTCTCTTCCATGGCGCCCAAGAGCTTCTCGTAGACTTCCGGTGTGAACTCGTCCTGGAGAGCCTTCATCTTGGGATTGTCCCGGAGAGACTTTTTCTGTTGGGGCTCAGGCTTCTTAGCCTGAAGCATCTGGATCTGCTCCCGCAGAAGATTGTTTTGCTCCACGAGGCCGTTGACCTGGGTTCGGAGGTCGGGGCCGCGCTCCTTATCGTACTTCCCTTTGAGCACGTTGAATTGGTGCTGGAGGTCTTCGAAGTCTTTCTTGGGGACGGTTTCCCCTACATGGGATTCCGCTTCCAGCCTTTGCCTTTCGGATTCCTCTTCTTCGGCCTTGAGATCCTCGACGGTCTTACCCGTCTTCTCGGCCTCAACTTCCAGGCGTTGCTTCTCGGCTTCTTCTTCGGCCTTCAGCTCCTCTTCGCTTTTCTCTCCTTCCTTCCGGTTCCAGTTCTTTTCGGTGTCCTCGACCTGCTGGCGAATCGGGCCGGGCAGGGGTAGAGCAAATCTTTCTTCTGTGCTTACGGGTGCGGGAGTTGCCATTTTCATTTCTCCTTTGGGAGCCGACTTTACGGTCTTCCCTTTTTTTATTTTTGCGAGCCTGCCCGGGGAGCCATTCGGTATTCCCCGCGGTCTTCGCTTATTTCAGGCCCCACTTTAGAGAATCTGGGGAGACCTGTCAACGAATTTATTATTCCCGGCCTGGTCAATGTCTCTCAATAATTGCCTTGCGTTGTCGATGGTATCGATGATCTGCACAAGCTGATAAGCCATGCCTCTCGAAACTCCGCTGTCGGGGATTTCGAGAGAAGGCTTGAGGCTGTCCTTGAGCCATTTCCGAATGGTGGGCCATGCATCCCCCCCTTCGGTGTTCAGCTTATTGAATGCGACCAAAACTTCGCGGGTTGGGTCGATCATCTTTTCTCCCTTAAAAAATCTTCTTCTGACGTGCGATGTCATAAACTCCGATTGATGGGCCAGGGGCCCCAGGCCACGGAGAAATGAGTCCGTCAAGGTCCGTCCATGTCCCCGTTCCCGCTGATCGTCCCGCCGCCTCCTCCCGTACCGCAGACCCATGTATTCGTGGAGGTCTGCCAGGTGGGCACTTGGCCATTGGTACATCCCGAAGGAAGCTGCCCCGGGTAAACGATAACCCCCGCTGCCCAAGCCGGGGATGCAGTGAACAGGAGCAGGGCCAAAATTAAGAATATCCCCTTTTTCATTTCTACCTCCCGCTCTGATAGAAAGCGTCTGGCCGGTAAACGATATCCACCGTCACGCTCCCGATCAGGCCGCTCACTCCATCAAGAACGACCGTGGCCGTTTCCTGCTCGACCAACGGGGCCTCTTCGGTCGGATAGATGGTGTAGTAATAAATCCCCGATCCGGACTTGACGAGGGCGCCTTGCGACATCAGCGCAATTCCGTCTTTGTTGTAAAGCGTCACGGTGGCCGAAGGGTTGTTCGTCCAGACGGGGATGCCGACGTAAAGGCAGATGACATCACCGAAAAACACTCCGGCGTTTTGACTGATCTTGAGCGAAGTAGCTGTTAGGCTGCTCGCCGTGAAAGGAAGAACGATGCGTGGCACCTGTTTGGCCATCTTACCCTCCTTGTTGTGCTGGCCCCGTCGGGGCTGTTCTCGTATCCACTCCCTGCGTCGGGTTGCCCGCGGCATCAAGCCGTTGTTCTCCCGGTGCGGGAGCGTGTTCCTTTTCCGCTCCCGGCAAAGGCTTCACCATATCCTCTTCCGGAATCAGCTTGTCAACGTCCAGGTGCATCCTTTTTGCCGTCTCCTGCTGGAGGTATCTCCGCCCCTGCATCCCCTGGATCTGAGCATCAATCGGGTTTGCGGTAGTCCGCATGAACTCCGTCAGGCGTATGGCCTCTTGCTCTTTTGCCATCACTATCTGAGATCCTCGGGCCACGATCTTCACGTCCCCGATATATTCAAGGGCATCGTCCAGATCGAAGTTGTCCCAATAGAGCGCCATGATCGAGGGCTGGATGATGTACTCGTCAAACTCCCCCATCACGTCCTCGATGCCCACGCTCGCCGTCCCCAGGAACATGGAGAGTCCGGAAGCCGTCGTCGTTGCCCCGCCGCCACTCCTCTCCCCATGGGCTGCTCCCATGACCCCCGACCCGGAATCGGTATCGTCCTTAAAGGACTTGAAAACCGTCAAAAGCTCTTGAGCATGCATTTCGGGCTGGTAGAATTCCAGGAGCTTCTGATCCCCTGTCTGAAAGAGCTTGCGGACGAAGGGCCAAATCTTCCAAGGAGTGATCTTCGTGGGAGGGGCGCTCCCGGGGGGAAGGGTTCCTGTGTCAAAGGCTACCTGGGGTCCACTGGCCATCCCAATATTATTCTGCAGGGCCCGTGCCGCTTGAGCGCAAATTTGCTGCGAATCAGGGATCGCTTCCGGGAGTCCCCTGCCCCAGAAGGCCCCCTTCTCTCCGATGTATGAAGCCTTGTAGTAGGGCTTGAGCCCCAGGGGGTTCTCGTTGATCGTTACCTTGAGTACCCACCGGTCAATCAGCAGCACGACGACGTTGTAATCGAAGTCCTTGTCGATCTCTTTCCCGAAGACATCGGCAACGGTTTTCCCGTCCGTGAGTTTGCTTTGCGCCCAATCGATCAGCTTTTGGCCGGAAATGGCATCATGGTACTCTAGGGCCTCGATCTCGTCCCAATCGTAATATTGGGAAACCTCGACTCCTTCCGCCCTCTTCCGCTCGACATCTTTGGTGCTCCAGGTCCATTCGTGAAGGGAGGCATCGTGGTAGTGGGCCAGAACTTCCCGGATGGCCTCCTCATCGAAATACTCCATGTCGATCATGTTCTGGATGTCGGTTCGTTTGTACCGGATTCGCTCGATGAGGCCGCCCTTGTTGATGTCGGAAACCCCCGGGAGAGGGAAGATATCGAAAGGGCTGGGAGCCTCCCATTCGGGGATGATCTCTTCCTTCACCCCGGCGATGGCCTTCCCGGAATTGGACGGTTTGAGCGTCCGGACTTTTTTCTTCCGGTAGACTGGCCCCTTGAGGATACAGGCCTTCAGCTTTATGAAGTCCTCGACCGCATCGTTCATGGCGCGGTAATACCCGCCCTCGATGAGCTGGTCCTCGAGCTTGTCCTCCATCATCTTCGATTTCTGTTGGGCCATTTCTTTTTGGATGGACAGGAATTTCTTTTTGAACTTGGGGACCATCTCCGTGATCTGCTGCTGGAGCTTATGGGGGTCGATGTTCTGCCCCTGCCCGGACGCGAGCTGCTCGGTGTACCATTTCTGCACTTCCCCCATCATGGTCATCTCGGCCGCCCTCTCGGCTTCCGGGGTGAGGGTGGGGACTGGCGTGGGCTCGATCGTCCAGGGCTTTTCTTTGAACACCTTTCGGATGACTGCGATGGCGGCCCGGCACTTCCGGTCTGTGATGAGCGGGTAGATGTCAGACCCGAGCTGTTGGATGGCCGTGAGTTTGTCGGGCTCATAAACTCCCCGGATCTGATTCAAGTTTTTTACCATCTGCTCATGGATGAGGTTCTTGTCCCAGACGGCCTTCTCCCAGGCCTGGCGGACATGGGCAGCGAGCTCGTCTTTGAACACAGGGGTGAGCTCGGAGGTTTCGGCAAGATCCTTCTCGTGAAGGGCTTTGTCTTGGGTCTTTTTATCTATGTCGGCGTTCGTCTCTCGATTGATGATTGCCATTATGTCCAAGCCTCCGTGGGCAGGTCTTTAGTCTGGGTTGCCGCAGCGGCCCCCTGTCCCACCGGGTCGGCAGCCTCAAAGGAAGCGAGAACGTATCTCAGGCCGTTGATCGCCCAAAACTTCTCCGTCGCATAGCCTCGGATTTTGAGATCGTCCGTCTTGATTTCCCGGAGCTGGGAGCGCACGATGGAATCTTTTGGAAGCGTGAGGCCCCCTTTGATCTCCCGCAGCCACTTGGCGATGATTCTTTCCCCCTGGATGAAGTTGTCGGCGTAGGGCGCCGGCCGGAGAACGAACTCCTGGGAGGATCTTTCCTGTCTCCAGAACATATCGACCTGCTCGATGAAGGAATGATTGCTCGAAGAAAAGTCCGTCCAGACCTCGACGGCCTGATATAGTCCCATGCGGTCGAAGATGGTCTGGAGAAGCTGGAAGGTCGTTGTGAAAGAGAAGTCTTCGAGGAGGCGGAGCCCCCGGTGGCCGGTAACCAGTCTGCGTTGCTCCTGGCCCACAAGGCAGAAATAGCCACCGGGATTGCTCCCGCTGGGTGCAGCCAACCCGCACCGGACGGAGCGGATTGGGGTCTTGATATGATCTGCGTCCTCGATCTCGATGTAGCCAGGGAAATAATTGACGAGGAACGCAGCCGGGGGCTTTGCGGTCACAAGGCCCCCTATTTATGCCCTTTGCGCTGGCTGTGCTTTCCCCCCATGGGCTTCGGATCGGCCTTGCTCACGTTGGGGTTCGGAGAATACCCCTGCCTGCCGGAAACTGTCGCGCCGCCTTTGGCTTTCGGTCCAACGTGCTTCTTCATAAGAACCTCCTGTCCTTTCTTAAAGCGTTTTCGCCGGCCCTGCCGTCCGGGATGTCCCGCCGCTGCCGGATTCGTGGCTGGCCTTCTTCGGGGCCTTGTCGCCCTTCTTGGTCACTCCGGGTGTTGCCGTTTTCTTCTTGGGCTGCACTTTCATGTTCTCACCCCCTTTCATAAGAGTTCTGGATAGAGTAGGCCTGAAGCCTGCTGAAGAGCCATGACCATGTAATTTAAAGAGTGCCTGAAGTGATCGAGCCCTAATCGCACGTACACATACCTTTTGCTTCCACTGTCTTCATCTTCTTCAAGTTTTTTTGCGGTGTTATGTAGGTGCCCCGCAAACTCCTCTACGACCTCGTTTCTTTGTGGAAGAATCATTTCACCCATCAGGATCATATTGTGGGAAGCGTCAAGGGATTCTGTGCGGTTGCAAGTCACCGTCCAATCCTCTTCATCCCACTTATACTTCCCCTTCTGGAAGTCGCGGTAGAAGTTCATGAAGACCCGGCCGCTGTGCCGATTGGCAAACTCCCGGGCGTTCCGGATCTCCGGCTGGGCGTCCACCACGGCCAGGGCCACGTTGAAGTTGCTCATCAGCTTGTCCAACTCTTTCCATTCCTTGTAAACCCCCAGGTGGACGATCTTCCCTTTTTTCTGCTCGGCCTTTTTCCCGATGACCACATGGAGGTCTTTGCCTTGGTCCACCCCCATGTAGCATGGTCCCTTGTCGGAGGAGGCGTTCGGTTCGCTCCCGCACAGGGCCAGGACCTCTTCCACGCTCAGGCGGTTTTCGGCTTCAACGTAAGCGATCCCCAATTTAAGATTGTAAAAGTTCTTTAGGCTGTTCGTTGTCCTGAAGGCCTCCATGATCTTCTTCGGACTGCTCGCGGGGTATGCGGAAAAGAGTTGGGAATACTGATAGCCTCTCTTCTCCGTGACTCCGGGCTTCTTGGCCACCCATTGACCGATGGAGGGATCCAGTTCCTTCCCACACTTCACGCAGGCCCGGATCACTTCCCCGTTTTTCTTGGTGACAAAGCATTTCGGGAATTCATCGAGGAGGTTGTGGTAGGAATTGCAATGCTCGCATTTCAGGAACCAAAACCTTTGGTCGGTTTCCTGAAACATCTTGTCCACGCCGTAGTCTGGAAGAGTCGGGTTCGAGAGCATCTCCACTTCCCCACCGAACTCAGAATGGGCCATCCTCTCCAGGGCCCACTCTACCATGTTCTGCGGGGCCTCGTCCAGCTCGTCGAAAATAACGTAGTCCACGGGGATCGATTTTAAGCCGACCTTGCTGTTCATCCCGCGAAGATACACGAAAGCATTCCCAATGCGCTTTAGGTTCGTCTTGTCGGTGTCCTGGACCCACTGACCAACGCTATCTGGGTTATCGTCGATTAAGGGGTCCAGACGCCCTTGCGACATATCACTAACATCCGTCCGGGAGGGAAATAGGTAAAGAGCCCCCTTTAGGGCCATATAGCGGCATTTGAAAATCATTCGTAAGAGGGCTTCCAGGGTGAAGCCTCCTTGAGTGGCCTTCATGTTAACTTTAAAGGGGTGATCGTCTCTATAGATCTCTCTCAGGTACTCGTGGCGCCGGAAGGTAAAGGGAACCTGATCGACGATCAGCTTGGCCTCATTCACCCAATCATAGAAGGTGATCGCCGCATTGGGAAGGGCGTTCCCTTTGGCGATGTGCTCGACGCCCTCGAAGAAGGGCTCCCCGCAGTCCACCTTGACCGGGAGTTTTATCTTCGGCCTTCTGGTGGAGTGCGGGGTGAATGTTTCGGTGGTGCTCATATTGGTTTAGTGCGCGATATAGGCGAAAAACAAATAGAAACTGATTGTTGATCCTAAAAACCACAAGAACGCCTCGAAAAGAATCTTTTTCATTTTTCTTTATCCTTCACCGATGCCAAAATTCCTTCTGCGGTGAAACGGTACGTCCTTTTGCATAGGGCACAATGCCCACTCCATTGCAGCATACCCACCTTGCGCCGGGATAACGGGAGGTTCAGGAGGCGGCCGATCAGATTAACCTTGTGCCCCTGCGGGTCTCTCACTCTCACTCTGTGCCTCCGCCTCCCCGAGTTCGACTCCTCGTAGAAGCTCGATGATTTTACCCTCCCGGGCAATCTGGAAAAGAAACTCCCGTTCCGCTTCTTTCCCCAGGGAATTCTTGGTCGGGACGGCGAGGATGTCTTCAAGGATCTTCCGCCGGCGGGAGCCCAGGCGATAGTACCTGTGGCGAAGTTGCTTGAAGAGGGCATCGTCGGGGTTCACGACTGCATAAGAAACTTGTGCTCCGTTCATAGCGACTTCGCCCTCCCGTCCTTTTTGTGATGCGGCGGACCCGCAACGGTCGTACCCCCTCGAGGCCCCTTCTTGCTAACCACATCGACATTCAAATATACGTCCGGCCTTCCCGGGGGGTGAATGGTCCGGACCTTCTTTACTTTTCCTCGGCCTTTTGTCGGCATGGGAATATCCTCAGTTCGGCTTTGGGGGGAACACTTTGTTCCCGGGAATCCTTTGCGGTCCCACTCCGGGGAGGACGATGCCGCTCTTCCCGGCATTAAACTGTTCGGTTGCCCGGACATAATGGCCGAGCATGGCCGGGGACACTTCGTCCTCAAGGATAACATCGACCTCGGGAGCCGGGAACTCTTCGTTTTTGGTGTACTGATACATGCTGGTGAACTGGATCTTGGTCCCCTCGTAGGAGCAGGTCAAGGGCCGCTTCCAGTATTTCCGATTCGTTCCCTCCCGAATGAACTCTTCGGCAATGACCAACTGACCGCTTGCGAGAAAAAATAATTTAACCATCTTCTCCTCCTCCTTTTCAATCGAAATATCGGCAGCCCAAAAGGGCCATCCAGGGCTGCCACCCGAGGTTCTCGGGATATCCTTTACACCAAGCCGGCTTCCCCACTTCATGCAGCGAGCACTTATTTTCAGGGGTGAGATGCTTGCAGGGAAGCGGGAGAAACATATACGGTCCCTTTTTGACCCCGTTGCGCCCGTCCATCCAGGAAAGGTCATTTTCCACGGATGAAGAGCCGATCACCATCACCCTGCAGCATCTTCCGCAATTTTTGCAGGAGCCGCTCATTGGGGGATGAACCTCCATTCTCCGATTTCTTCCCCCTGGTTCACCGAGCGTACGCAGACCATCCGCCCCGCGAGGATGTGGGCGTGGTGAGGGATTTGGTATTCGTTATCCTGGATGTCCAGGAAGACTCTTCCGTTCACGACCAGCCCCGTCACGACGGCCCCCACGACGTTTTCGATGAGCAGGGGTCGGTACTCCTTTTCGCTGATCCGATATTGAACTATTTTCCCGATCTTTGGTTCCATGGTCTCCTCCTCCTGTTTCACGTTCAACAATTCTTAAAGGGCTTCACTCACAACGATCTGCGTCCCTTTTCCCCACCTGGCATTCGACTCGATGATCCCCAAGGTTTTCATCTGCCGGAGCAGTTCATTCTTATCGTGCCGGCATTGGTTCTCGATCCGGGACCATTTCGCATGGGCGACCGTGTAGGGATACCCCATGGCCATGTCTTTCCGCTCTCCCAGCTCGTGAACCTCGATGAATCGGAATTCCGAATGGGGCAAAGTATTATCAAGCCAGATGTGGTTTTCGGGTACATATCCGTACACGGCATCATGGCCGCCAGAACAAAATCGAGGGTCTATCGCCGTCCGCACTTTCTTCCCGTCAACAATCCAGACCTCAAGAGGGCCAACCCTTCGCCGCATGTTTATTTCAGGATTCACCGCCCCGATCTTGCGCGATCCTTCAAAGGTTGTCCGGTGACGTTCTCGACTCTCCACCCGGATCCCCGCGGCTTCAGCCCGGGAGTAAGACATCCCCTGGGCCATCAGTCGGTTCTGCTCCAGCATGTTCTCGATGAAGAAGCGATACTCCTCGGGGTTGCTTCCCACTTCGATCCAGAGCTCATTTGGGGGGATGATGTTTTTGAAGTCGGGGTGAAGTGGCTGGGCGAAGTTGGTGAATTCCGGCTGGAGGTACTTGCGGACGAAAGCCCCGTCAACGCTCCACACAAAAAAGGGCCTGATCGTTTCGATCAGCTTGATCCAGGGCTTCTCGTTGAAATGCGAATGTGCTTCTGAGCCGTCTGTCGTCACGCTTCGTCCTTCTACTGGTGGGGTGCAAGAACTTCAAAAACACAATCCGTGGTGTCTATTTTGGAAGGTACGAGATTTTTTTTATCTTGTCAAGTTTTTTTCTTGACAAACTCTTTGGGGTCAAGATAAAATGCCGACACTTGGGACAGTCCCGCCAGGGACGAAGCGATGGGAAAATCAATCATAAAAAAAATATTCTACCCCGCCCGCAGCCTCTATCCCAATTCCTAGCGGGATGCCCACCCTGCTAGATCATCGCGGAGGCTGCGGGCATCTTTTTCGAAGGGCCTGCTCATGGCTCCAGATCAAGAAAGACCCGGCCATTCCAGATTCTCAAATCCATCCCTAAAAAACCAATCAGACGCCGAGGCCCTCTCCATTCTTAACAAAGAAGCGGAAGCGATGGAGTGGTGTTTTTGCGTTTGCCAGCTCACGGAATTCATGTCGAAGGGGTGCGAGGTCCGTAGGCCTTGCCCTAAATTCAAAAAGGAGGAGGAGAAACGAAATGGCAAAAGCAAAAGCGGAAGCAGAGCCGAAGGAAACCCCGCCGGCGAGGGACGTTGAAATCACGCCCACTTCAGAGCATCTCAAAGTTTTACTCACCGTCGCTGATGTGAACGAACGGGCGAAAGACCTTGCCCGCAAGACCTCCGAGGCCGCCAGCCTGACCGAGGAGTTGAAAGAAGTGGCTTCGGATTTCAAGTCCAAGATTCTCGGCCTGCAGACCGAAGCGGCGCGGATCTCCGAGGAGATCAACCGCGGGTGGATTTACAAGAACGTCCCTTGCCAGGAGACCCGGGACTTCAATCTGGCGACCTGTAGGGTGGTGCGTCTGGACACGTGGGAGGTCGTTCGGGAGCGGGCCCTCACGGCCGATGAGCTGCAGCCGAAGTTGATTCCCGAAGAACCTAAGACGATCGAGGATCCCCAGGGGGCCGTGGGATTGAACGAAGGGAAGCTGCCTCCCGGGGAAAGCGCGAACTGATTCCATGAGGGGGAACGGAAATAAAACGAACCCGACAGATAAACCCTGGCCGGGTTATACGCCGGGTGTTGGAAAACTGTTCCCCCTTCGAATTTTAAAGGAGGAGTGATGTCAATAGCAGAAATGATCGGCAAAGAAAATATCGCCAAGGGTCGGTACTGGAGACTTCCCTGGTCCCTCGTTTTAGGATGCACTCGATGTTCTCCGGGGTGCGATCACTGTTGGGCGCTGGCGATGGAGAAGCGGTTTGGAGGGCGCGAAGATGATTTTATGCCGGGACAATTTCATCCAGGTGAAGTTAGGGTTCACCCCGAGCGCCTTGACATCCCCCTGAAGCGCAAGAAGCCGACCGTCTGGGCCATTTGGAATGACCTTTTTCATAAGGATGTTCCTTGGCGGTTTGTGGACGATGCTTTGGCCATAATGGGATGTTGTGAATCTCCCGATATGAGAAAGCATATATTTTTGGTTCTCACCAAGAGGTCCCAAAGAATGCTTAATCACGCTCGACATAGACAGGAAAATTGTATGGTGTGGCCTCCGAATGTATGGGCTGGCGTCACCGTCTGCAACCAATCCGAAGCCGACGAGAAAATCCCCATTATGCTTCAGATCCCCGCGGCGGTGCGGTGGGTGAGCATTGAGCCGATGCTGGGGCCGATGGACATTAAAAAATATCTATGCAGCCATGCTAATTGCGAGGATTGGGGCCTTTGCCATGGTAATCACCGAAACCTCTGTGCTCAAAACGGAATGATTTCGTGGGTCGTCCTCGGTGGCGAGACCGGACTAGGTGCAAGGCCGATGCACCCCGATTGGGTAAGATCTGTCAGGGACCAATGCCAAGCAGCAGGGGTGCCGTTCTTTTTTAAGGGAATGTTACTTGACAAAAAGAAAAAAACCTTGTATCTTGATGGTAGAACTCATTTGGAGGTGCCGAATGCCATACAAGGACAAGGAAGTAGCGAAGGTAAAAAGCAGAGAGCGTAAAAAAAGATGGATAGAAAAAAGACGTTCATCCGATTGGGTTGACGGAAGGGGAAGGCACGAAAATCACGCAACAGGGGAAAAAGCCGGAAGATGGAATAAGGGGAAACTATACACTTCAAGAAGATATGTTCTTGTAAGAGTTAAAAAAAATCATCCCCTCCATTTAGCCAATGGATATGCACTTGAACACAGAATGGTTATTTCTAAACATCTCGGTAGATGGATAAAATCAGATGAGCATGTTCATCACATTAACGGGATTCCAGACGACAACCGAATTGAAAATCTTGTTTTACTTACCAAGGGTGATCACAACAAAAAACACATGGAAGAAAGAAGAGATCCAAAAACAGGAAGGCTCATTTGACGGCCGTACCTGGGATGACCTCCCGGCGGAGAAAACGCCTTGACTTATTTTTTGGGGTTTCATAGAATGGCGGTGGGAGACGAGAGAGTGGTGGTAAATCCAAAAAAATTCCAAATCGCAAGCCGGGCCCAGGAGGTCTCCCAACCTGCCTTCGGGCCATCACTCGCCTGGGTCCGGTGAGCGAGATTGGAGTTCTAATGTCTGACCTTTCCTATTCAAAAAAACTCAAAGACCCGCGCTGGCAGAAGAAGAGGCTTGAAATCCTTGAGCGGGATAGATGGGCCTGCCGGGAGTGTTTGGATGAAGAGAAAACCCTTCATGTGCACCACTTGATCTACCTTTCGGGTTTCGATCCGTGGGAGATTCCCGATGGTTTTCTATTGACTTTGTGTGAGGATTGCCACGACCAATTCAAGGGATTTCGGGATGAAGATGGAAACGCAAATTCTCTTTTAAGCGACCTGTCTGCCTTCCTTGATGCTTTTTGGAAATCTGGTTTTCATCCCGGAGATCTTCTCCACCTGGGGTATGAATTTTTTAAGATGTCAGAAAAAAACGAAGGAAGGAATGGTCGTAGGGTGGTGGGATTTTCTATAAAGCCAAAATACTTGGTGAAAAAATGCCCAGGATAAGATACCTAAAACCAGATTTTTTCACGGACGAAGATTTAGCTGAACTCCCCATGGAAGCTCGTATATTTTTTGCAGGACTTTGGTGTCACGCTGACAGGGCGGGGAGGCTAGAAGATCGTCCAAAATATTTAAAGGCCATGATTTTTCCCTACGACAAAGTTGACCCTGAAAAAATTTTAGACCTCCTTGAGCGTCCCAAAAAGTCTGGCCGCCCCTTCATCCAGAGATATTCAAACGGATCAGATCGCCATTACATCCAAATAGTTTCCTGGGATCATCACCAAAAGCCTCACCACACGGAAAAAGATTCCGAAATTCCCGACCCCCCAGAAATTCCCCCAGACCCCCTAAAAGAAATAGAAAAAGGGATGGGGATGGGGATGGGGATGGAAAAGCAGCTCAACCCGAGTACTGAGTTAAATAACGTAGATTTAACGGTTAAAAATACGTTAAAAAATAACGCCTTGAAACCTTATGGAGAATTTAAAAACGTATTTCTGTCTCCTGATGAAATGGACAAATTGACAAAAAACCTCGGACCGGAAGCCACATCTCAAGAGATAGAAAACCTTTCAAGGGGAATAGAATCAAAGGGTTATAAATACAAAAGCCATTACGCTACCATCTTGAACTGGCATCGAAGACACCTTCAAGAGCAATCCAAAAAGGAGGATAAGTTCTTATGATTACAGAAGAAAAGTTCTTAGAAGAGATAAAGCATGTCGCCCACATGCGGCTGATAAACATCCCCGTGGCGGCCGCCAAAGATGTCTTCGATCGGTTCTCCTCCTTCGAAGAGGAGGATCTCCGGATGGCTTGCGAATCGATCACCTTATCGGAAGATAGATTTGACTTCTCAAAGCTATGGCGCGTCATGTCCAATAAAAGGGCGCAGCGTCTTGAAAGCGAATCCACGGAAGACCACATCTCCGAAGCCCGGGCGGCCGCTCGTTTCTTCGACGAGAACAGATTCGCCGGCGAGTGCACCCGGGAGTCATGCCGAGGATGCCCCAGGATAAAAAACCCCAAGGTGGATGGATGCGAGGTCCGCAGCAAGGAGTGGTTGAAAAATATCAACACCCTTCTGTCTGTCGAAAATAGACCGAAGGGTGAAGGAAAACAAATGGCCGAGGACATAATTCACTACATGAAAAACGAATTCATGGGAGGGATAAGTTGAGGCTCATAGACCTTTTTTCCGGCATCGGAGGATTCTCCCTGGCGGCCGAGTGGTGCTGGGGCGCCGACCTTGAGATCGAGGCCTTTGTGGAAATCGACCCCTTCTGCCAAAAGGTATTGGCTAAAAACTTTTCAGGAGTTCCAATTTATGACGACATCAAAAAGATTCAGTGGGTTGTTGCCGAGTCCACGGGCGCGAATGACGGGAGATATTTCAGAGAATCGCAAGCAGGACAAATTCCCGAACCTGGAAACGGTTCTAAGCCGAACCCTTCTTCCAACCCCGAGAGCGAACAAATTGACTCCGCAAAGCCGGGAGGACTTCACCCCGAACCTAGCATGGAGGTTAGAACATCCCGAATCGACCTCCTCACCGGAGGCTTCCCCTGCCAGCCTTTTTCCTGCGCCGGGAAGAGAGGAGGCGCAGAGGATGACCGCCACCTCTGGCCGGAGATGCTTAGAACGATTCACGAGGTCAAGCCCAGATGGGTCGTGGCAGAAAATGTTCCCGGACTCCTTACTCTGCAAGACGGACTGGTATTCGAGGGAGTGTGCGCTGGCCTGGAAGCTGAAGGTTACGAAGTTCAGCCGGTTATTATTCCAGCTTGTGCCCAAGGTGCGCCGCACAGAAGGGACCGGGTTTGGATTGTTGCGAAGTCCACAAGCGGGGGATGCGGATCACGGGGGACCGAATGCGAGGGACAGCTCGGGGCACCCTCACTTGACCAGTCAGATTGCCATGCTCCCGACACCGAAAGGAACACCGAGCGGGCCGGATTATGCCAGGAAGATCCAGGAGGGAAGTGGAGGGGACGACCTGGAAACGAAACTTGGCAAGAACACTGGTATGAAGTTGCAACCCGCCTTTGTCGAGTGGATGATGGACTACCCCGAGGGATGGACCGAGTTAATCGACTGAAGGCTTTGGGAAATTCCATTGTCCCTTCCGTGGCTTACCAGATATTCATGGCCATAAAAAACACCGACAAGGAAAACAAGACCCTAGACACTTACCCTTTTCCGGGGAGAAAAACTCAATGGCACCCCCTTTCCGCTTGATGGCGGGGCATGTTTGAAGGCCGTCTCAACCCACTTTTCCGGTAAACCAGAAAGGAGAAACCCAAAATGGACGCCTTGACTCTCAAAATCAACCGCAGGCTCGTCGAGAAGGAGTGCTGCAATCACCAGTTCTCCGGACCAAACGACATCTCCCACCACTGTTGGGCCATGGAGGTCCGGAACAAAGGCCGCTGCCTATACTTTTCTGAACCAGTCCAAGACTGCAATTTTTTTATCGGCGCCGTTCAGCCCCTCCTGTCCAAAAAGAAACCGAGAGGGGGGTAGGGGGGAGAGTGGAAGTGTAGTTGTAAGTCTTTCTTAATTGTGATAGACAGAAATCAAAAAAAAATAAAAAGGGTCCCTTTTCTTGAAACCAAAAAGGCAGGAAGAAAGTTCTAAAATGAAAAGTCCTGGGTTTGTAAAAGATCTAAAATCGAAAATGAAAAATGGGAAACTCCGCGGGAGGGAGGTCATAAATAATCTCGGGGCCAAGGAAGCCGGGGGGCCGTCGGCGACTATGGGGAGTGCCAGGCCTCCGGGGTCCGCCGGCTGGGGGTAAGGAAGATCAAAGCGGAAAATCAAAATTTCATTTCAAGAGGCTTGCCCCATCCAGGAGAACACAGGCGACCCGGTGATGTCGATGGTACGCCAGGTGGTTGGACTGGTCTGGGAAGGCCATGAGGTTGTTGAATTCATTATGGGAATCATCTCCATCCTTGTGATGAGAAACAAATCCTTGGTTTTTGCCGAACATCCGGGAAACATACGTCCGGAGAATTGCCCGGGCGATCCGTTGGCCTTGTCTCCATGGCTTGTACTCTCCATCGCGGATGTACTCAAAGTAACATTTGGTGGAGCAGAAGCGGGCCTTCCTGCCCCGGCAGGTGGGGAGGTCGAATGTTTCCCCGCAGTTCAGGCATTCAACCTTCATGTGCCTTCCAATGGCCTTGCTGGTGTCGTATCCAGCCAGGTTCAAGAATTTCTTAATCCCTCCCCGGCTAAAGCCGACCTCCTTGGCGATCATGTTGCAGGAATAGTGCTTTTCCTCGAAGAGTGTTACGACCTTTTCCTTTACCAAATCTGTCATTCTGGGCATGGTGTCAACCTCCTCCTTTTATTTAGTAAACATAGTTTAAATCAAAGTAAACATCTTGTCAAGAGAAATATACACAGAAAAGAAGGACGGAATAGTTATTATCAGCCGTTCCAGGGAGACATCGGTATCTTTCCCCTTCCTTGGTCGTTATCTCTCAACCTCGGGCCAGCCAGGGCCGATTACGTGCCATTCCTGGAGGTGTTCACCATGACAAAATACGCGATTAACTCACCTGTATGAAAAACCCTTCACTAAAGTGTATGGATTTTCCTTCACTGTGTCAGGAATGCAACAATGGGTGATAATCAAGCGACGAATAAGCCCCGGGACCAGAAAGAGATAGCGAAAAGGATTCCGAGGCTTCCTGGGGGTGGTCCATTTGCGCCAAAGCCGGAGAATGTTCTCAGGATGGAGGACATCATAGAGGGCGACCACTTAGACACCATGAGGCAGCTTTTAAAGCTGAACGGGCAGGCACATGAGCTTTTAAGAAAGTCACTCAGGCAAAAGGGGGGGGATAAGGTTCTTGCGGTGCGGGTGATGGCGGAGATACGGCAGCAATTAGAATTTCAACTGAAGGTCTACTCTACTCTGTACGATCTTGTGGCCCATGCAGAATTCCAGAGGGACGCTTTAATTGAGATTGAAGCGGTGTCCCCCGAGGTCAAGGAACGTCTTGTGGCTCGGTTAAGGGAATGGCGTTCAAGACGGGCAGCGGCCGGTTTAAAGAATTTTTAAATCTTTTAATTTCGGTGCATAAAGATTAAAGATGAAATCCTTCCTGAAGTCTATCAAACTGTAAAGTTGTAATCATTCCTGACAATTCTCATTTTAGTATTAAACCCACCGATTTAATTAATCAATCATTTCTATAATACATTTCTACTGTTAGAAATCTTTACGAAAACCATGTTGACAGTATAAAGGTAAGACCTTGATTTTATTAAGATCATACCTTTGGCATAGTGATTGCATGATATATTGCTTGAAAGGTTACAGAGAATAAAGAATAAAAGGGAGGAAAGAAGATGAAAAAGCAGACACCGTGGGGACCTTCACAGGGCGAAGAGATTTTAGCTGAAGGGATTATCAGTTATTCGACGGCTGGACACGGGGGAATTTGGTTATCCCCCGAAAGAAGGAAAGCCCTTCCACCTGCCAAGAACTTCCTCGGATCAAAGGAATGGTGGGAAGAGGATTGCGATTGGGCAGTCCCTTATTTGTTCTTTTCCGCAGACATCAAGGCCTACGGTCGAGCCTATGAATTTGAAATGAACCTGGAGGCGGCCAGAAAGACCGTTGAGGCCTATCACCCCGAATTCAAGATAGGGTAATTTGACTTTTTACGACTCCCCCGCCGTCCAGGTGGGGGAAGAGATAAGGGGTCAAACAAAGAGGGAAAGGAAAAAAGATGAAAACTCAAAAGTACAATGGTTGGGCAAACTACGAGACTTGGAACGTGGCTTTGTGGATCGGCAACGATGAAGGCCTTTATAATGCCGCAAAGGAAAGAAAGGCAGAAATTGGCCGGTTCAATTCCAAGACGGCTGATGAATTTGTTTCTGAACTACTCCCCGATGGTACGCCGGACTTTCAGGACATGGGAAAATCCCGGTGCTATGCCAAAGTCCGCTGGTCTGAAATTGCCAAAGACTTAAATTCTCTATAAACCTTAAACGCTGGCCTATCGGCATGACGGGGAGAAAGGTAAGACGATGAAGATCCAAAACATGAGTAACGGCAATGGCGGCACGGTAAAAAATCAGTTCATCATCTTTGATCCTGAATTCACCCTTTTTCAATCCTATGATTCGGTTATCGTCAAAACCTGTTTTGAGAACGGGGATAGGAAAGTATATCTTGACGAAAAATATTGGGATTACTCTCAGACAACGGGCAAATACCGCAACCTCTTTTTGGGTGAAACCAAGAAAGAGACGGAGAAGAAAATCAAATCCGGAGAATACATCTTGATCAATCTGAACGAGAAGTAACCCCCAGCCCCGGCCGGGAATCGGAGGAGCCCGGCCGGGAGGAAACCAAACCTCCGGGAAAGGGGAAAGAAAATGAGTTATTTAAAGTTGGCGATCATAGACGAAAAAGGGAAGGAAACAGAGCCCGAAGCGTTGACCGACATCGGGCGAGGATTAATTGTTAACCAATGCCGCGAGCTTATTTCAGAGCTTGAGGACCTGGACCGAAAAGAAAAAGATTAAACCCCAGCGCCCTCCCAGGAGGGCAAACAGGAAAGGCCCCCAGGCCGCAAGGCTGGCAAGGGGAGCACAAAAAATGAGAGGAGGAAAGGAAATGAGAGTTGAAAGAGTTGATGATTGCGGTTGTAAGCTAATAAGAAATGAAAGCGGATTACACATGGTTTCTTGCTCCATGCACGAAGCCGCACCGGATCTCCTAGAGGCGTTAAAACAGTGTGTTAAATCTTCTCAACGTGGAGAACCGTGGAATCCTAACGCCATTAATGCGGCCCATATTGCCATAGCCAAAGCAGAAGGGAGAGAAAAATGAAACGCTATTTCTTCGCCGCAGTCCTTGCCCTGGCACTCTACACGCTGGCCATGCTCTACATGGCCCTCCCGAGCGCCCTGGTGATTGCGGATCGAGTCAACCAAGCCCTGATGGTGCGGTAGGAGAGAGCCCCGTGATCATCCGAATTTTTCTTTACCTGCTGATCGCCGCCACGTTTCTATGGGCCGGGATTCAGATCGGCAAACAGATCGAGCGCCCGGCCCGGACCTGGACCTTACCGGCGCATCAAAACTTTAACGCTGGATCACACGAAAGGAGGTTTTAAAAAAATGCTCGAGTATTGGCTGAACTGGATAGGCTTTGCCGGCTGCATCATCCTCGCCGCCCTGTGTCTTTATTTCGTCCTGAAAGGAGAGCACAAAAAATGATCCTCAAATGCTCATGGCATGGGGGAATAATCGGCCAAGTGGCGCCCTACGCCGATCTAAGCGAGGTCTCCCAGGTATGCCCACGATGCAAACAAAAAATGAGGCGCGAGCATTGGAAGAGGCAAACCAAAAGAGAGATCTTTGAAGTCCTGGCCGTGCTGGGAATCATGGCCGGGGTCATCGGGCTATCAATTCTCCTGCCCTGGATTGGGATAGGGGATTAAAACAAAAAATGACAGAGAAAGGAGGACACCAAAAAATGACCACCAAATCAAACCCCAGCAAAACCACGGAATTCATGGGCCACGTCTTTGATGTAGAAGAGGCCCCCATCCCGGAGAATGGCCCTGTCTGCGACTTCTGCTCATCGGAGGATGTGGCCTGGATCTACCCGACCGAAAGAACCATAGCGTACCTCGTTCAGGTGGGCGACCGGCTCAACATCGGTGAAAGCCTGCCGGGATTCATCGCTTGCCCTTTATGCGCGGAGTTGATCGAGCAGGAGGACCGCGCAGGACTCGCAAAGCGGAGCCTCGATGCAATACCCTCGGAGGATAAAGACATCGGGGAAAAGCTCGCAAGGGAATTGATCGCGGGGATTCATCTTTCCTTCTGGAAACATCGGGCCGGGGAGAGGGTGCCTTGCGGGGGGAGGGCATGATGGAACACGAGCTCATTATCTTCAGCCTGCATCATTGTGATGTGGCCTGTTCCTGCGGGCGTTGGTTCTATTGGTTGCCAGATCCGGTTAGCCTGGAAACGGTCTGCGACAAGCACCAAGAGCACGTCAACAGGGAAAAACAGAAAGAAGGAGGATTCAAAAAATGAGCCAGATCAAATTTGAGAATTGGAGTCCGGGGATAAAAAGCGGAACCGTTATTTGCGATACGCCGATTGGAGGGGATCACGGCCATGACGACGTTGAATATTACGGAGGCCACCTTGTCGCGGAGAGCATCCCTAAAAAGGAATGGGTTCAAGCCATCGCTGCCCTGCCGGAATTGCTGGAGGCGTGTATATTGGCTGAATATGCCTTCAGGGTGCCGTCCGACATGAGATTGGCAGAACAATTAACAGCTCTAGCCGGCATGAGGTCAGCAATCGCCAAAATCGGAGGGAGAACAAAATGACCCAGATCAAAGTCAAGATGCTTCGGCAATATTTGGGAATGACCCAGGAGAAATTCGCGCAGATGTGCGGGGTCTCGGTGAGGACCGTCTCCGGCTGGGAACAAGGAACTTCCAGCCCACGCGGGTTGAGCATCCGAAGGCTGGAGGAAGTGAAGAAGATCGCCGGCCTGGATATTGTGGAGGCGATTCCGGGGAATAAACCTCTGGAAAATACTTGATTAAAACTTATTACAACTTTGCTAAAAATAATCCTTGACAGGACCCTCCCGGTTGTGGAATCATGGGATTCAAAACTACCGGGAGGGTTTTTCTATGGACGAGGAAATGAACCGGAGACTGGACAAGCTGAAGGAAAAAATGGGGATTGAAAGCGATGAAGGTTTGTCCGAGAGGCTTGGGTGCCGGTACACAAGCATCATAAACTGGCGTAAAGGGAAATCTAAAATGAGCAGGTCTTTCCGGCTCCTCCTGCGGCAGCTCGAAGTGAAATACAAAACCGATCTCCCGAAAAGTAACCGACTCCGGAAGTGGGGATCGTGGAGCGAGCACCCCGAGCGGAAAAGAAAGAAGCCGGAAGATTTGCCTTTCTAGGAAAGTTAAAATGAGGAACATGAGCTTCGCCCTGACAACGATCCAGATCAAGAAAGGCCTGAAGGACGTTACCCGGAGAAGGGGATGGAAATTCCTTAATGCCGGAGAATATGTGCGCCCGGTTGAGAAATGTATGGGCCTGAAGAAGGGGGAGAAGGTGGTTCAGCTTTGCCCTCCCCTGAAAGTAAAAAGTGTGCGCTTTGAACCTCTAAAAAAGATGACCGACGATTTGGATTACGGGTTTGAAGAGTGCCGGAGAGAAGGATTCACGGGAGGACCCTATATTTGGCCGAGTGCCTTTGTGGCGTGGTTTTGTTCAACACACAAATGCAAGCCGGAAGATGAAATCACCCGGATTGAGTTTGAGAGAACGGAATGAAAGACCTTCCTCATGTAACTTCCATCTTGCGCCCCTACATGAACCTTGATTGGGTCAAACAGGAGCATCTTGAACGAGGCCAGCGGAGGCATCAAAGCTATGCCAGCCACCTTCTCGGAACGTGGGCGCCACCCCTGCCCCCAGAGGATCAGGGAGCCCTAGACTCTTTTCGTAGGTGGGCAGATCAGTACGTTTTGAAAACTTGGTTCATAGAGCAGCCGCTTGTCGATGAAGACCTCGGGTATGCGGGGACAATAGATTTCGGGGGAGAGCTGACGATCTGCCCGGGGGTGGTGATCGACTGGAAGCCCCCGAGCGGCAAGGGACCGATCACCCGGGCTCAGGTGATCAGCTATTTGAAGCTGGTCCAGAAAAACAAATGGCCTGTGAAAATGGGAGCAATTCTCCGCATAGATCCCCAGGGCGGAATTGCAACGCTAGAATGGGTGATGGAAAATGATGTGGCCTGGACCGGGTTTCTTTCGGCGCTCAACGCTCATCGGTATTTCAATGCCAAATAAAAGGAGGAGGATATGGACGTAAAAACATTTGAGGAAAAAGTGAAGAACAGAGCGAACCAAAGGGTGCAGGACAAGATTTATAAATTCGAGATTTCCCTCAGAGATGCTCTCAGATTACTATTCGGGGATAATTGGGCTGAAATCAACCACACAAAAGCCAAGGAAGTTTTTTTGATTCTTTCCGGGGATGTAACCGACAAGGGCTGGCCCAAATCATTATGGGAAGATGAGAGGGCGAGGGTGCAGGATGAGCTTTTCAGCATCATGGATGAAATGCAAAAAACCTTGCTCTCTCGCCCTCCTAAGCCTGAAGATTGTACCCCCAAGGAATAGAAGGTCATTAAATAAAAAGGAGGAGACCATGGCAACCGAAGTAAAGATTGACATTCCCACCAGTTTGATCGAGGACACAATCAGGATGGAGATGGTCCGGCAGATGCCGAATAAAGAAGCGATTATGGCCGAGGTAATTAGAAAAGCCATGACCGCCAAGAAGGACGGATACAGCAATTCCAAGACCGTTTTCCAGGAAACCTTCGAAACAAAGATTATGGATACCGTCCGGGAAATCGTTGGTGAGTGGATGGAACTCCATCGAGGGGAATTAAAGGACCATTTGGTGAAATACCTTACCCAGGGGAAAAAAGAATTTATGAATAAATTTGCTGATGCCCTTATCAATGGGATCACCAAATATGAAATCCACGTTAATATTGATCTTCACCACGAAAGATAAAAGGAGGAGACATGGAAATCAAGCTGAATCAGGAGGAGGTTTTCAAGATGTTCAAGGACCTTGTGCCGGCCGCTATCCTGCCCCCGGGATATCACCTGGTGGACATGAGGCTTGAAGGCCGCACCGAGATCCTTGAGGAGAAGGGTTGTGATCTCGTTTTGATCCTGGAGAAGAAGAACGGGGAGCAGAAGCCAGCCCCCAAGAGGACTTTCGTTCCTCTTACGCCAGCGCCGGTAACGTATGAAGGGGGTGCATAAAATGATCGACTACGATGCTGTATTGGGAGGAAAGACCGGGACTGTATTCCAGAAGGAGGAGGAAGAGA